ATACTTTAATTATGTTCACCGGCTCGGTAATTTGCTCAGCAAAGCCGGTTTCGGGTATATTTTCAAAGTCAATTTTGAAATTACACAGCACGTCGATTTCCACGTCACATCTGGGCCACCGCACATTATTGATGAATTCATTCAATGACCCGACAGTCGACGTATCTGTAATTTTAATTCCGTTGTTTTTGAAATACTCAACGGCGGCAGGATACTTGAAAAGCACCGCGAGCTTATGAGCGAATGCATGGCACTTGTCGCCGTAAACCTTCAAAAATAGACCGTACGGGGCGAGCGCAATCAAGTCTCGATTATCAACAGCATAAGTTTCTGAAGGAATTTCTTTAAATTCAAACACAACGAATGTATCAGAAAGCTCCGGTGCTTCTCCGATCAAGTCGGTCAGCATCTTCCACACATCCGGCCCATATAGCGAGTCACCGTTTAACAGGAACTCGTTTTTAAGGCCGGTATATGTAAGAATTGTGCTTCTCAAAGCAATCAGAGCTGCTTCATAGGTTGTAACAGGTATCATACAATCACCTGCCCTTCCAAGTATTTCAAATAGAGTTGGAAGTCTTTATAATTCACGAGGTTTACCATCTGCAAGGTACAACTTCGAACACCGTATTCATCATAATCTCGTACAGCCGAAACTCTCAGATATCGGTTTTTGTACTTGATAAAATCACCTATCGATATGCGATACAGGCTCTTACAATAGAACCTGTACTGCATATCTTCCGTGTTAAGATCAACGTTCTGCCGTAAATTTGTACCTTGACTCTGCAATGACCCGCGAATCGTTTGATTATCGTATGTGTAAGACCGCTTCCCAAGCTCGTTAATAGTTGTTCCTTTGCAAGGATACCACTCGAAATTGAAGGCGAATTCTTCAATCGCGTCATAGAAATAAGTCGGATCAATTACATGATTCTGGTACATCTTTCAACTCTCCTTTAGACTCTCAGGTCCCAGGCCTTTTCAAGAGCACGGATTTTCTTGTGGAGCTCGCGAGCCTCATCTTTCAGACCGGCTTTCCGCAGGTCCTTTTCAAGAGCGGTGTAACGGACGGCAATTGCCCGGCGGGCATCATCCTTCGACCAGCCGGCATCAATCAGAGCGTCGGAGCCCTTACCGATCAGCTCATCGATTTCTGCATGAACATCATCGAGCTCGGAGAGAATCGGGTTTCCCTTTTCAAGGTGACGAGCTTCTTTTGTCAGGCGGTCGACCGAATAATCAGACTTAATCGTTGCGTAATCGGTCGGGTCGAAATACGGGGGCGGAGCATCCTTGACATCGGTCTCTTCCGCTCTGTAAACTTCCTCGATGACATCTTCCGTATCGGCATTCAGAATAGCCGCTAGTGCAACCGGCTCGCCGCTCTTCTTAGCTGCTTCCAGCAGCTTCTTCAGCTCGGCACGCGCCGTGTCTGCGTTTTCGAACTTCTTCTCTTTTGCGCCGAGATCAACATACTCAATATACGCGAGCACAGCAGGGTCTTTCATATCGCCGTTAGCATCCTTGACTTTGATGTCTTCGTCACGGTCACTCGACAGAACAATCTCATCGGTCATGCTATCGAACACGAGTGCAACAGCAACTTCATTGCCGTCCTTCTTACCGGCTTCGATTCTACGGCGGATATCCTTAACAGCTGCGGTCAGATCATCCACATACTTGATGGTGACTTCACCGTTAGCGTAGGTGATTTTCACACGATAGGGAGGAATATCCTGAGCATCTTCAACAGCTGTTTTCGGCTCCATACCCCAGTTCTCGCGGATGGTTGCAATCTTTTCATACACGGTCTTCGCGTTCTCGGTGCCGAACTTAGCGTCCGCCTTTTCGACCAGCTTTGCAGCCTCTTCATACTGCTTCACGAGCTTCTCGAGCACTTCCGGACGATAGGTCTTGGTATAGTTCTTATGGCTTTGCGAAAGATCAGCTTCAAGGTCACGGGCAAGGAACTTCAGCTCACGGTCAAACATGTCCTGGTCTTCCGCAGCAATCGCAGCCTTCATCTTGGTCGGCATAAAAGACGTGTTGGTATCAATTCTCTTTTCAAGAGACACCGCATCCAGCACAGCCTTTTGCGCGATTGCAATCAGTTCTTCGCGGCTTTTCCCGGCACAGTCACGAATCTGTACCTGGTAGCCGTTCTTAAATTTCACAATCATTTCTGTTCTCCTTTATAGAAACGGAGGCTAACATCGGCTAAACTTAATCTCATAACGTAGATTACAGATGGCCCATGTTAGCCTCCAAAATTCAGTTTATACTGTTATCGCTTAGTCAGTGAAATCCCAGTACGTCACGACGCCGAGCTGAGCGCTGTCGGTGTTGTACGGCATCTGAACTTCAGAAACCTGTCCGACGAACGCGGAAGTGTAGGACATCTTCTCGATGTTCGGCAGCGTGATATAGTGCTGAATCGGATAAGGAATATCGATTCTGACAAACTGCTTTGCCTTTCTGTAGGCAACGATACGGCCCTTGCTGTTCGTGCCGAGCTCGTTCAGAGCCGGACGACCTTCGATACGCAGCTTCAGATCACCGGACTGAGCAGCGCCGAGGTTGTGCTCAAGCAGGTACTGATACAGGGAGCTGGTGTAGAGCGAGGAGAACCGGGAAACAAGGTCGGTCATAACAAACGTCGGAACCAGGATGGTATCCGGCAGGATCGAGGTGTTCATGTTGGACTCGGAGAGGTATCTCTCGAAAATTCCGTTGAAGAACGCCACGACAGCTGCATCGGTCAGACCAGCGAAGCCCTTGCCCGTGGTGCCGGTGTTGGACACAGTAGCGGTCATAACACGGTCGCCGTTGAACAGACCCTTGCCATCACCGATACCGGTGTAAGCGCAATCCTGAACGAACAGGTCCCAACCAGCAACAATCGCGTTATTGTAGATTTCCTGAATGGACTTCTGGAGAGTCAGCTTCTTCATCTTCTCCAGCTCGATGAACCGCAGGTCGTAAGCCACCTCGTAGGTGTAGACCTTCACGCGCATCTGGTTCAGGCCAGCGTTAACACGAGGAATGTAGTTGACGCCGTTACCGACAATGTTTCTCTGAGCGTTCATGATGCCGGCCCAGTCAACACTGTAGTACTCAACGAAATCGACGAAACCGCCGCCCGTCTCAAACGGGATATCCTTCTGCCACGTTACGAAATACTGCGGCTCATACAGTTCCTTGTGGAGCTTAGCCAGAGTCGTGGTCAGGAATGCGAAGTTGGAGTCGTGAATCTTTGCGTCGCCGATCAGGGTACGAGACTGACGGGGACCGTACATGTCACGGAGCGAAACCGCTTGACCTCTCTTGGAGGCATCAATGCTTTCGGCGAAGAACTTATCGCCGAGCGAAGTGTTCAGGTTAAACATTATATTTTATCCTCCTTGATTAGATATTGAATGCGATTTCTGCAAGCAGAACGCCTCTGACGGTTTCCTTGCAGCCCGTGAAGTAGGCGCCGGGAATATCGGTAGCGGAAGCGGTTCCGGAAGTGGTAATCTTGCCGCCGGCCAGAAGAGCGACCTTCTTGCCGTTCGCGATGTTATCAGCCGTAGCGCCGGAATCAACCGGAACTGCCAGGAAGCCCTTAATCATCAGGTTGAAGGCATCACCGGAAACGTAGGTTTGCTCCTGAGTAGAAGCAGGATAGGTGTTGGGCAGCTTCACGTTCGTTGCCAGAATGAAACCGGCAACAACATCAGCAGCTGCCGCGCAGGCCTTGTAGCGGCCGGCGGTAGAGCCGAGAGTCACGGGAGCGCCTGCCATAACAGCAGTATCACCCTCGAGGACAGCAGGAGCGACATCATACTTATCGCTGATGGTCGGGTAGCCCTGCATAAGCTCTTGAATTTTGTTTTTGATAATCAAGCTCATCTTCAATTACCTCCATTATATCTTTTTGCCCATGCAAGAGCAACTTCGTTATCCCGCTCGACCTCAGTGTCGATCGAGTCGGTCACCTTACGGCGCTCGGTAGCGCCAAAAGATTTCTTAGAATCATGAACCGGTTTGATTCTTTGCGTCATGTCCTCGGCATCAGCCTCAGCCTCTTCCTTGTAGTCATCAGCCTCCGCCTCAACATCAGCGTCGTCTTCGACTTTCTCTTCGCCCTCTTCCGTCTCATCGATTTCAATGCCCGATTCGATATCGTCGCCGGAAAAGTCCTTATCATGCTCTTGCTCTTCGATTTCAAGCAGCTGGAGCAGATCATCCAGGTGAGGAAGCAGTCTCTTCAGCTTCTTAATATCTGCCTTAGAAAGCTCCTCGTCCTTTTCCTCTGCGTCGTTAGCGACACAGGCATCCGATACTTGGAAGATTCGACCTTTAGAGTCCTTAACCTTCAATTTCATCGTAAAGGTACCTCCCTTTCTTATTATGATTTAATTATAACACGGAAAACCGTGATTATATAGTAAATTGTTAAACTTTTTTGGAAATTCTGCACTGAATGTAGCTTCTTAGCATAGAAACATCCACGGGAAAGTCTACTAAACCCTTCTGACCCGTTTTATCGGCAAGAAACGTCATCTCTTTGATTTGCGCCGAAATATAACTCTGAATGAAGTTGTTTACACCAATCTCGAAATTCGACATTTCAATCCGAATATCATCTTCCGTCCATTCCCGTTCGAAAATCCCGTCCAGAATTTTATTTAGCCTCTGAGTCAACTGTATATCAAGCCAGTAGTCGAGATACTGCAGAATATGGGTTCCCGGCATCTGAACCGTTCCGTATTCAATCACATATGCGATATCTTCAATGGGAACCCGATATTCTGTTTTCTCGCCGCCGGCGTGTTTTACCACGACGGTTAAGAATTGATTGTTCTGAAGAATCCCGAGCTCAATCTCGTATTTACCGAGAGACTTGGCAAGGTCAAGCTGAGCCGAGATTTCCGGGAACATATCACTCATCTCTGGCTTCTTCGATGAACTTATCCAGCTTTCTCAACAGGCTGTTTTTCGTCTGGCGGAATTTCATACGGGTCTGCTCGTCATCCGGAGCCTCTTCCTCTTCGACTGCGGCACGCCGCTTTGCAAGCTCCTTACGGACCTCGCGCTTGAAGAAGGGAGTGTACTCCCTGTCGCGGATTGCGCGGTCGCGGAGCATCGCTTCAGTCCGCTCCAGTTGATCGTCGATATAATCCAGAGCCGCATCATAGGTTTCAAACCGAACGGGATGGCCGTCAAACGTTACTTCATAATCACCTTCCACGAGGTCGATATCATATCCGCAGTAGGTGTCATAGCACGTGTCGTCATCGCAGTCTTTGGCCCTACGTTGAACGGAGTAGGCAATCGCAGCAGCCTGTTTCGGGTCTTTTCCGGCTTTGATTTCCGTTGCGATGTTTTTCTTCAGGGCTTCTTTCGACTTCGATTCGACGAGCTCATCCTCCGCATCAACAGAGTCGAGGAAGTAGGCGTTGACCTCGGTCGTGTCGTAAGTATCGGGGTTTGCATAAATGGACACCAGGAAGGAATTGTCATATCCGTCAACAGAGAAGGTGTAGTCCTTTCTCATCATGCCGTCACCCATACGCTTCCAGCCGTCGATTTTTTCACGGGTAAAGGTAAGCGGCTGACCGTCAACATAGAACCGCTCCCCGAGGTCTTTGATGAACTCATAGGCATCGTAATTCGGGTCATGTACGAATGTCGACATCTTGGCGAGCTCGTGAGAAATCTTGTTTTTCAGCTTTGTAGGCAGCTTTGCCATCTTTTCATCCTCCTTTTCATCAGTAATACGGTTGACTCCGAAATATCCCGTTGCACGCATAATCAGTTTCGGGCACAGCACATTGTAACGGCGAAGCTGGCGGAAGTCTTTCGTATCGACCTTATCACCGATAACGCTTGTAGAAAAGCTCTCGAAATTCTTGGCATCATATTTCTTTTCAAGTTCTCTCTGTTTGACCTCATGAGTGCCGCTATGGAAAACCAGAATATAGGTTTTGCCGCCGACTTTATAAAGACCTTCATCAAAGTCGAATTCCGATTTGGCAGGAATATCTTTATCGCTCTGGAAAATCAGTCCCTTCACGTGCTCAACACCACCGGCAGAATCAACAATGTGCGCGACACCGGCACGTCCCTGCTCGCATAGTGCAACGTGGTTGCCACGAATGTTAACCTGACGGGGCTCTTTCTCGTTGGTAATATCGCAGGTGTAACCGCAGGACAGGTCTGTTCTGATACCGTTTTCGATATCGATAATGCAGTCTGCATCTGTGATAATCAGATTTCCAAGCAGAACCTCCTGGCCGTCAACGGTTCCCTTATGCACATCACGTACGAACCCGACGGCATAGTCCTTGTAATTGTCAGGCGTCACGTCCTCTTCAGGGTGCTCACAAGTAACGGGCTTGTTCTCAAAGGAGGCAATCGCCTCCTGAGAGAACACTTCCTTCGAATCCCGGATAACATTGACAACCACGTCCTCGCCGTCATAATCCGAGAAAATCTCGTTCTTGTGATACTCCTGAGTACCTGTTCTGGCGAGTACGGCGTCTCGACAGATCAGGTAACCCTCAGGAGTCTTACTCTTATGAGGACTTATCTTTTCTTTGATAAGTACCTTCATTTATTATTCTCCCTTCGAAACGAGAATCAGTTCTCCGGAGTTAATACCGTGAGCAATGTCTTCGGTAGCGCCGATTTCAAGCTCACCCTTCGGATTTCTTACAACAACGTAATCATCCGTCATGGTGTTACCGATAACGTTGAAGTGTTTATTCGGGCTGATGCCATATGCAAAAGCGAAACCGATTTTAACGTCGCTGCTCTTCACCTTATCCACAGCATCCTTGAACTCAGCAGGCAGGTACTCTGCAATCAGGCGCTCGGACTTCGTTGCATTTCCCGGGAACGGGATTTTTGCATCCGTTTTATAAAGCCACTCGACTGCTTCTGCGAAATTCCGTGCTGTTTTCACAGGCTTGCGGCTCTCCAGGTCAAGCCCGCCTTTGATAATGTTCCAGGTGCCGTCCTTTTGACGCATGATACGGTAACCGCCGAAATTGACGATTTTTACATCAGGGTCGGGTTTCGCAGTTTCCTTGACATCCTCTTCGACTTCAACGACCTCATCGTCTTCCTCGAAATCGGACTCTGTTTTTTCATGCTCTTCAGTCTGTCCCTCGTCGATGTTTTTCTTAGCCTCTTCAACGGTTTTGAACGCCGTACCGACCAGGTCGAAGTCGCGCCGGGTGTACACATCGAACAAGCCGTCCTCACGTGTGAGAATCAGGTAGTCCTTATATTTGATAGGACGGGCTTTCGTTAGAATCCCTGCGGAGCCGGCATCGTTATCTGGCTGCGCCCAAAGGGCGTCATCCAGGTCGGTGTCTTCATCGACTTCGATTTCCTCTTCGTCCTCAAGCTCGGGAATCTGAAGGTCGTTCATGCGGCAAATAAAAGCGAGATTATCTGCCAGGTCGTCAAACGACAGCCACCGGGCGATTGCATCCAGCACATCCTCTTCGCCGGCGATGTCAACGAGGTTCTTGATATTCTTTGTCTCTTCATCCCAGTCAGCAGCAATATCTTCAGCAGCTTCTTTGACATCGGCCGTACCCATCGCTTCTGTCATTTCATGAAGCAGTTGCTTTGCTCCGAGCTCTTCTTTAACAGACTCGTAAGCAGCCCATGCTTTATCGCTCGGAATTTCCCAGCCGTAATCGTCTTTAACAGCCTCGGCGTCGTTGAGCACGGACACGAATTTCGCTTCTGGATATTTTCTCTTCATGTTGAGAATTGCCCGTCTGGCACTGTCGAACTCATAGTGCCCTTGCTGCCACGTACCGTCATCGTGATAGTTATACGCCCAGAGGTAGTCATCCGTTCTCGGGCGGTGGATAATCGCGATGGTCTTACCGCCAAGGTCGAAGAGCGATACAACCTTATAGCCCTGCGGCGTCACTGCAGCTTTTGCATCACCCATCATACGCTTCCGACCTTCTTCGCGGGCTTTCTTCTTGCGCTCGCCCTCAGAGATGTCCTCTTCCATCAAGTCGACGACCTCTTCAATCTCGTCCTTCGGTTCAATCACGCGGGTCTCGTACTTCTTCGCGATGTCGTTCCACATCTCGTACCGAGCCCCGAACTTGTCGTCATCGGTCTTCCGAATTGTGCCGTGATCGTCTGCTCTCACCCATGTTTCGACCTTGTCGAACTTGTTTTCGGTAACACGGTGGATAAAAGGAACACCGTGAATTTTGACTTTTCTCTCGGTAAGAGCATCTCTCATTTTTCTTTTAATCATCTTGTTTCCTCCCAAAATTTCATAACATGTCCCTCGTCAAGAGGAATATAGTCAGCGTTTGATGCGAAGTCTGCGAACTCGCGGCGGAACTCATCCATCGTATAGGGGTCGCCGCCGACTTCCTCGTTCAGGTCATCGGTCAGCATAACACCTTCATCTGTTTTAACGGGTCTCTGATGATAGTCCTCTTGATAGACTGCGATAGCCTCTTCGATTGTGACATCGCGTCCGTCGGGAAGTCTGTATCCGCCGTCCACGTCAATGCCCTTGCCGGAGATATCAGAGGTGATTTCAAAATCTTCGACCTCTTCATAGTCCTCGTACACATCATGTCCGCCGTACTCACTTGCCTGACGACCTGTTTTAACATTGGCTGTAATGGAGTCGTCGAACGTCTCCTCCGTAAAGGGAAGCTCGTCGGTCGGCACGATTTTAGCCTCGCGCTTCAGGCGCTCGTCTGTCTTTTTGAACTCAATGTTGACCGAGAAGTCATACTCGTCCTCAGCCCGCTCGTTCATCACAATCGGGCTTGTCTGCACGACTGTCACACCCTCCGGAGAATCCGGAAAAGTATTGAATGCATTGAAGGCCTTCAAAAGGCGCATCCGGGCCTTCAGGCTTCCGACATGGTCTTCGATAATGACACAGTCAATGCGGTACTTTTCACCTCCGAGAGAAGCGTCATCATACAGGTCGACATTGTAATCAGCAAGAAAGTCTGCCAATTTTTCTACAAGAGTATGCATAAGATATTATCACTCCTTTCATATCTATACATATATTATACACCGGATTTCCGAGAAAAAATAGTTAAACCGTTAAATTATTTGTTACGGAGAGTGTTTCTCCGAACACACTCGTAATCTGGCAGTCGTAATAATAGGTATGCCCGACGAGTTTCGATTTGTACGAGTCAAGCGATGCGACACCCGGATGCGAAGAGATAATGTCTCCTATCACGAGGTCGAGCACCGTCGTGCTTTGCTGTTTCTCAGTGAGCGGCAGACCATAATTGACCTGGTACCACAGCTCGCCTTTAATAATTGACAGTCTCTGATTGAGCGATGCCGCGACGGCGTCCGTGTCCTCGAGATAGTTCCCAACGGAGGGAGTTGTCAGCGACGCAATCCCGACCTGCTCGTCAGCCCCGGACGCGGTCCACACGGTACCGTTGATTCCGCCAGGCTTATCAACGGCAAAGTTATAAGTCACTCCATTTATAACAATCAGCCCGGCGTCATTCGGCAGGTCGGTATAGCCCTTGTAAAAGACCCCTCCCACCGTCACCTCATAGTAGGTGGAGGTCGGTTCCTCCTTTGTTTTGCCGAACCAGACGATGTTTTTGTTTTCCGATAAAGCTCTGCATTTCATAGTTTAGGCCTCCTCACGCGCATCCGCGAAAATGTAATAAGGAGTAGTTTGCGGTTGATAGAACCTCGTACCTGTCGGCACCTCTGCGTCATTGAAATAGGCGAATGCGAACTGAGTGCTCTCGACATAGGTGTACTCAATGCCCATGCTCTCGATTGTCAGAAGCCCGTTTGTAAAGAGGTTCATAATATTGGCACTCGCCTTTAACTTATCAATCACAATGACGCACGCAGCCCTTGTGTCATTGTTATCGATATAGACAATCCCGAGCTCCGTCAAAAAGCTCGAATGCTTGATGTTTTGAATATAGGCCTTTATCTCATCCGGGTAGATATCCGACTGATAGCGGCTCCAGCTGAAAAGCGGAGTCCCTTCATATATCTCTCTCAGTCCCTGTCTCGTACCGTTGAAGTTATAGCGGCGGATGGTCGACTCGATCAACACAAGCAGCTCTTTGTCGGTCAGAGTGATTTGCCCTGTAATGCGCTGAGCCTCCGGCACAATCTCCGGCTGCCCCTGAGCGTTGGTCTTGTAATTCTGCGTCAGCACCACCTGCCTCGACAGCCCGTAGATCGAGGCGACCTCATCGAGGAAATTGGTCTTCGTGTTGGACAGCGTATATCCGAGTTCCGTAAGATAGTTATCTGTTGCCGACTGGTAATAGAAGATATTCAACAGTTCGATGATCTTATCTCCGCAGCTCAGCACGTTCTTCAGGATATCCGTCCACATGTCACACCGGGCGAGAATGCCCGGTGTGTTTTTCATAAAGAGGCTCAGTGACTTCCTGTAGAAGTCGTACTCCTGCAGCTCATTTCTTAACAGCATATGGTGCCTCCTTTACGAGATAGGCGTCGGCCATGCGGTATTGTCATCCCCGATGCTGAAGCTCTTGACAGTCGGAGTAGCAGGCGGTCCGCTGAGAGCAGACGATCCCTTTGTGTAGTGGAACTTGCTCAGACAAGTTGACTGGACAGAGCCGCCGGCTGCGAGGGCTCTTGTCAAAAGGTTATCGCTGAGTGTCGTCGGCGCCTCGACAAGATACAGAATCCCCTGTACCTGGTACGTGGGCAGTCCGTACTTAGTCGTGCGGAAGTCCGCTGCCTCGATGAGCTGCTTGAGCATGATAGCCGAGAAGTCCGTCCCGAGAGGCAGGTCATTCATATAGCCCATCGCCGCGGCCTTGATAGCATTGAACTGGTCAGTCGTGATATCCGTCGTCTCGTTCAAGAGTTTGATCTGCACCTGCACCTTAGGCTGTATCTCACTCGTTGCCTTCCACTTAACGGTGTTGGAAATGGTGTCTGTAATCTTAATGTCCTCCGATTTGAAGACTCCACTCGTCGAGGTGGCAGCCGGCGCGTAGGTCGGGATGCCGGGTGTCATGGTATTATAAATAGCGAGCGCCACGTCGATGTCCGGCACCGTGACGTCCGCCTGCGTCGCCACCGTCACGTACACAGAGTGGGAGGGTATCTTGACACCGTCCGCGACCGGTCCAAGGTCAGCACTTGTATTATTCGGTATGACGTACGCATCGGTGACGCCCGACACGCTCAACAGGTTGGCTACAAGCGAGTCCTCGACGGTGCGCCCGGATTGCCCGAACGAGCGGAGCCGTCTCACGCGGAGCGAGGCATCCGTCTCCTCCTCCGCACCTGCGACCGCCGGGTCCTTCTGATAGACGGCCAGCATGCTCGCATTGACGGTCTCATAGATGTCGCCGCCTCTATTTTTCGGCGCGAGGTCGAAGATGATGTTGCGGTGCGCCTGTTTCGACATATCCACCGGCACCAGTTTCCCGTCCTCAGTCAGCGTGCCGGTCGCCGCGGCATTGATTGCTCCCAGCTCGGCGCATATCACTGTAATAGCGGTCGCGCTCCAATTGTTCCCGGTCTTTGCCGGGAAGCTTACCTTCCTTTTGCCGTCCATCCCGATCGGGTTGATCCATTGCCACCTGTTGCCGTTCTTATCGTTCAACAAAAGGTACTCGGGGTCTTGCGCGTTCGGCGACCCGTTCGCAATATAGACGGTAGCGGTTGAATAGGTGCGGCCTCTACGGAAGGCGCCTGACAGCGATGCCAATACGTCAAGGTAAGTGCCGGAGGCCGAGGCAGGTGACAGGTTATCCGAGAGTGCCTCCATCGTACGGTAGATATTGTTCAACACAAGCGACTGTGCCATGACGAACTGCCCGTCTGCCGACCCGCTCGACACGTCAATATCATAGCCGTATATCTCCTGCATCCTTTTGACGTAGGCATCTTTAATCTGCGGAAAGAGCGCCGCCTGAAAGCCGTTCGCATCGACCTTGGCCAGCTCTGTGATGTCGTACTGATTATTTGTAAGTGCCATCTCTTATCTCCTTTATAATTTTATCACCACACCGAAATTCTTCGAATGCGTGTTGAGGTTCTCCGTTCTCCTCGGCTGCCAGTGTCCCATCTCGACGGTATCACGGAAGTCCGAGTCCGTGAAGACGATCAACACGAGCGAATTGGCGCTCAGCTCCATATCCGAGAAGAAGTAGCCCTGAATGGTATTGGTGCCGTCCGTATCCCACTGAGGAATGGGCAGCGCCTCGAGCATGCCGTAGCCGTCCGTAAAGCTCTTCGTCACCTCTGTGACGAGGGCGAGCGTCGCGCCGGATGCCGACCGCAACGTTTTATCCTTCGCCCGGTTGAACAAGTCCACAAAGGCATTTGTCGCACCGGTCCGTTCCTGATTATTCATACGTCACCTCCTGACAGATTGCGGTATAGATTGACAGGCAGGGCATAGATGTTGAACAGGAAGCTGCTCCCTCTGTTCTCGAAGCTGTACTCTATCCGCCTGATAATGTACTCTCCGTTTGGATTGAGCCACTGCTGGTTAAAGGTGCTCGCCACCGTATCGGGATTGGTCAGCCCGCTCGACGTGTCAATCAGTCTGTTCGGCACCACGAGGATATCGCCCGGCACCGGGTTGAAGACCGGGAAGAGCTGAATGTGAAGCCCGTTATTGCTCGTGACAGTCGGGTTGCCGTTCGCGATATGAATGAAGTTCGGTTCGATTTTAATGACCCTGCTTTTCCCAATGTCTGTAATGCTTATCACCTTATTGTTGAACGACGCGTCTGAATGCGCGATAAGGTCGGCACTCGCTCCCGAGTACTGTCCGAGCGCCGAGTCAATGACCGAGGTCGTCTGACCCGAGGCGGCAAGCATGTTGGTCGCCACGAGCCTTCGAAGCCGGTCACTCACGAGCACTCTTTCCGGCGAGCATCCTTGCCGGATAAACATCCAGTGCACCATGTCGGCCACGTTGCAACCCGAACGGAGCGAGAAGTTAATGCGACTCTGACTCCACGCGGCCACGAGCTCCGACGCGTAGGTGATATAGAGCTCGTAGTCATGTTTCGACCGCACCTTCTGCTGTATCCAACTGACCTCGCCTTTTGCCACGCAGAAGAGCTCGTCGTTGTTGCGGTAGCCGACCTCGATTTTGACACGGTAGAGCCGGAGCGCGATAATGAGTGCAATGGAGTCATAGGTGATATTGGATATCTGTATCACACCATTGTCCTGATTGAGCCCGATGTTTTTGTTGCCGCTCACGCGGATATTGAAGTTCTCGTCCGGATTATCCCCTATAACAAGTCTTATGCCATTTTGTTTCCCGTATTTCTCGAGTCCCGGATACTTATTCCTGAGCCACGGGATGAAGCTCTCGTCCTGCGCCGCCAGGTGGTTCGTCACGTCCTCCTTCGACTCAAAGGTGACGCGGAGGCGCCTTATCCAGCAGTTCTTCTGGACGACGGCGCCGCCCGACGCGATTGACTCTCTGTACGCGGCGCTCATTCTGTGTACCCCTGATTCCCGAGCGCCTTGGTCACTGTTTTCGACACCTTATCCATCGCATCCTTGATGCTTCCTCTGACAGTCACCACGTAATAGTTCGACAGCACACTCATTGCATCCTCTGGCGAGTTATATCCTGCCGCCTTTGCGGTTTCGGACTCCATATAAGGATTATACAAAAACATCCAGTACTGCCTCGAGGTGTCCTTGTACATTGCGTTCTGGTTCTCATCCATGTTATAGAGCGACGACTCGACGCACCACGACCCGAAGTAAGGCGCGACAGGCACGGCACCGTCTCCGTAGCCACGGAGTATCTGCATCGAAAAGGGCTGCGAGGCATTGCCCGTCGAGTTGATGCGCAGCGTGAGCGCATCAACGCCGACCGTCACCGGCACATCACCCGGCGAGTCCGGCATTGAGTAGAACTGCACATTGCGCAGTTGCGTATCGATCTCGTACTGCACGTCCTCGAGCAGCATCCTGAGCCGCGCGATATCAGTCCTGTTGACCATGGCACTGTTGAGTGACACGCCGGTAGGCTCGAAGGTTTTAGGGTCCACATAGGTTTTATAGTTCTGAATGAGATTGAAGCCCTGCTCGAGCCGCTTCTCAATCTTGCGCTCCTGGTAGGTGTTATAGATAAGTCCCGCCGCAAGAATGACTCCCGCAACAATGAGCCCGACAGCGAGTCCTATCGGACCTGCCGCGGCACTGGTGCCTGTCACAGCAGCCGCGGTGCTCACGAGTGACGTCGTCGCGACGCCCACCGCCACGCCTCCGATAGCCGCCGCACCGATGCCGACCCATGCCGGGATAATCTCCGAGAAGATTTCCCAAAAGGCATTGTCCTTGACCCCCTTCAACACGTAGGCCTTGCCATCGGCAAGGGCAATGTATCCGTAGTCGATGAGCGCCTCTATCACGGTCTTGTAGAGCGAGCCAGACTCGCTGACGATCTCGCCGAGCGACTTGGTCGCCGGCAGTGTCGTCTGGGGGTAAAGCTCCTCGTAGTTAAAGGTTTCGAAGTCCCCGAATTTTGTAACGGTTATGACCTCGGTAAAGGTGAAGGTGTAGCTCATGCTGTTGTATTGCTCGCGCCAGTTAATGCCCGTCAGGGCCATGCTGTCGCGCACCTTAAAGCGGATGTTCTCGGTATCTGTTCTCGAACACATCATAACAGTGCAGAGAATGCCCTTCGCCTGAATGTACTCGAACACCTTCTGCACGGCCTCGAGCCTGTTGACGCCGTTCAAGTCTTTGAGCTCGCCGGCGTCCTCTTCGAACCATTGCTCCCACGGCTTCTCGCCGCCCGCAAGGTTCCCGATGATATTGTCCTTCGTGTAAAGGTTGGAGTTCTCGTAGCTGTTCCTGCCGGCCAGCGAAAAGCTGCCGGCAAGGTTCAGCGTCCGAGCGTTGCGGTACATGTGGTCCGCCACCGTCACTCCGTTCTCGACCGGGTACTGAGGCACGGTCGCCGAGCTTGACAGCGACTTCTCAGTACATGTATCGAGGTCGAAATAACACAGTCGTCCGTTGAGCTTTGCACCTATCACTGTGCGGTACTCCATATTGTCAGCCCTCCTTTCAGTTGAGCGCCGTCGCGGCGCTCCGCACGGCTGTCTCGAGTCGTTCGTTCAAAAAGTTCTCCATCTCGTTCTGGTTGAAGAGCCCGTTCACATTGTTGCTCATCTTGATGCTCACGCTCCTGCTCGTGTTATTGACGGTGCTGTTCGAGGCGTCCGACATGGCGCTCGAGTTCCACGCGTACGTGCTGTCGGAATAGTCAATCCCGAAGAGCGTGAAGATTTTGCCGAGCAGCTGCGTTAGCCCCTTCAACAGAGTGAGCGTGCCCTTTGCGACGCTCATGATGACGTCCTTGTTCTCGCCGATCCATTGCAGGAACTCCATGCTCATCTCCTGTTTGAAGAGCTTGAGGTCAAGCTGCATCGATTGGATGTTCTGCAGCACGCCGCTCTGCTCGAGCTTGTCGTACCACTCTTGCTGCTTCTGCATGTATTGGCCGAATGCCGCTCGCTGTGTCCCGGTCATATATAACAGGTCCTCATCAGAGTTGATACCGAACATCGTGCTCGCCTGGCCAAAGGCCCAAGCCTGACCTCCGGTCATGCCGTACTTAAGCATCGTCTCGCGCGCAGCGCGGTTGACCACAAGAGAGCCTGAGCTATAGGTCGCCATGCCTTTGTACAGGTTGGCCGTATCGGCGGTCTCTTTGAGAATATCGGAGAAGATGCCGCGGATGCTGACCGACTGTCCCAGCACCTGTGTGAAAACACTCCCGATCGTTTTGACGACCGTCATGACACCCTTGAGCACAGCATTGGCCGCCATGACAGTGGCGAGTTTGCCGGCGGTTGCTTTGCCCGCTTTAGCTGCTGACGCGGCCTTTGCCGCGGCATCAGCCCTGACGGTCTCAGTCTCACCCTTAACAGACAAGGTCGTCATCTCGTCCTCGATATCACGCTGGCGAGCAAGCTCGCCCCTGAGTTTTGCCGCCGGGCTTATCCACTGTGACCAGGCCTTCTTGAGCGAGGGTTGCATCCAGAAGTCCTCGGCACTTCTCCGTTGACTAATGGACGCGCGCTTTGCGCGCAGCTCGACGGCCTGCTCGCGGGCCGCCTTTTTACGTGCGAGCTCTGCCTCGAACCGGTCGAGCTGTTCCTGCGTCTTCAGCTGTTCCTTCAGCCCGGCGAGATATTCCTTTTGTTGCTTCACACGCACCTCGGCGTTCTGTTTCACGATGCCGTTGTATTTCTCCGCGATAGCTGACTGGCGAAGCAGTTCAGCCTCGGCGAGTTTTATCGCCGCCTGGAGCTCGACGAGCTTCTTTTGCCCGTCCACTTCAACAGTGACCTTTATCTTCTTATTGACTTGGTTTGCCAAACATATCACTCCTTTCTATGGGAATACGGAGAAAGCACTGGTATCGATGTTTCCTCCGTATCTCCTCATTTTTTATTTTCTAACATCACCTGTTTGTTATAGAGGCTTGTCATACAGATATCATAAAGAGCGATGACCTCCCAGATATCGTATTTGTGAGCAAGCTCGTAATACGTGGCGAGTCTGTTTGTGACGAGCACATATATAACATGGTGGACGTCCGGCGAGTTGAGCCGGGCTTCGGAATCCGCAGGAATCAGGTTTCGCTGGTCGATTCTGCGGAGCCTGTAAAAACCTCGAACACGACGTTCTCCAGGTACCACTGGACAAGCTCGTTGAGCGCCTGGAAGTTCCGCTCGATGCCGAACGGCATATAGACCTCACGGCCGGCCACTTTAACAGGCAGCCACTTCCCCTCGACCTCGCACTCCAGGTGTTCGAGCGCGAAGCTGATGAGCGTCTTGTTTTTCTTATAATCATCCGGGTCCACCTGCGTCGCGATAGCGAGCAGGTCCACGGGTGACACCTGACCTTCCCGGAAAGTGATTCCGGGAAGGGATTTGACCGTCAGCTCTCTCATTGCTCGATGATGTCGCCGACCTCTGTTGCGGCAGGCGCTTTACGCGACCGCGGCTTTGTGCCGACGATGGAGTCGGTCTTGGCAGCCTCGCTGCGCATCTGGTAGTCCCTGTGCGCGTTCTCAATCCTGTGGAGCGCTTCCACGGCGGCCTCGTCGCCGTCATCCGTCTCCTCGCCGATTGTCAGCACCTTGTTTCTCGCGAGCGATTTGACACTGCTCCAGTGTTGAATGCACGCGGGATAAGTGCCGGTGCCTTTACGGATCATCACACGACTCTGCACCCACGCCGAAGCAACGCGGAGGCGGTCCGCCACGTGAGCGTCACGGTTGGTCATGTCGATGCTCTGAAGCCCCTCTGTGACCTCGATGTTCATGTCGCTTTGGATTCTTACAAACTGTTTCATGGTTCAATCTCCTCTTCATTTATTAAATATACGGTCATCCAATGACCGAGCATACGAGTGACATGGTCGGCGCTCCTGAGCGCCTTAATCAACTCGTTATACACGATGTCGTAATTTGCCTTGTTACGGACCCAGCCTTTGTAATCGATGATTTCCCAGGGGGAATCGAACGAACACAGAGGAAGCTCGTCGCGGTCATAGAACTGTACGAACTGTCGGCCTTGTCGCCACAGCTCATTCCCCTTCGCCGGTCTCATAATCAGGCTCTGTCGCCGCTGTGGCCGAAGGCACAGCTTCCGACTCCGGCTCTTCCCGGAACTCCATACCGGTCGCAGGTGTGTAACGCCCGGCAAACGGATTCTGTTCTTGCGGGAACTGTTCTCCGAGAATCTCGCTCGGTGCCGATTTGCCGGCGGTCTTATACGCCGCGAGAATCTCGGCCTCTTCCTCATACTGGAGCTTGTTGAGCTGGAGCTCGGAGAAGTCGATGTTGATGACGTTATCGTTCAGGAACGCCCGGAGCGACACGGCGCTCTGGTACTTACTGATAACACCCTGGCCGATGAGCGTCTCCAACATGTTGGCGTAATTCTGAATGGAAGCAATCTTCTTATCGTTCTCCTCCGCCTGGTCAAGCGGTCTGAATTCGAAGTCCGGCGTCTCATTAACACCGTACATAATAAACAGGACCGTGAGCAGCTTCTGGAGCACTGGGCGGAAATAGCTGTCGCACCTGTTCCGGATGGTGATGCAATAACGGTGATATGCGTCGGACTCCTGGGAGAGTCCTCCTTTCAAGTCGCCGAACAGCACGCCCTGCATTTCGAGCGACGCGGCAACAAGCCACATGTTAGTCTCGAGCAACTGGCTAAGTCCGGAGATGTTCGAGAGCTGATTCATAATGTACTCGTCATCCTTATCGAGGAAGGTGAGCGAGTTATATGTTCGCGCCCAGTTCACCATTTCGAGGCGCTTTGTTAGCTGTTCCTCATTTCCTTTATCCGCTCCCATAAACACGCCGCGCATTCCGGCCATCTTCACGACCTCGATGAGCGACTTGTTTATGAGTGAAGTGATGCTCGATTTGAGTTGGTCGTCGCGCGAAAGCTCGTTCAGGATGTGGCTGCCCTCGGCGTAACCCCAACCCTGGAGCTGCCCGCACTTGATGAGTTTCGGTGCCGTCCGGTGTTCGTACCGGAGCACGTATGAGTGGTGGACCGTGTACTGTCGCCCGTCGGCAAAACACACGGTGTAATATTTCGGCTTGCCGAAGTCCATATCCCGCATGTTGGTGACGAGCTCGTCAGAGCCTTGGACACCGTACCAACGGTCGGTAACGTAGATTCTCATCTTCCTCCGTTGAATGAGCTTCCTGTTGATCGGGTCCTTCATCTTCTCGTCGGGAATACCGTCGAACATCATAACGCCGATGGAACCGCCGAACAGAGCTCCCCACTGGAGCAGCTGAATCATGTCGAACTTGTACCGCTCGTAGGCTTTGTAAATCCTCGAGTAGTCGCCGTCGCCGTGAAGCATGAAGCCGCAGTTGACCTCGTCCTGAGCGGGCTTATCAATCGCCCGGCGGAACACCCATGAGTCGTTATAGAGTGCCAGCCACAGCGGCCAGTTGAGCGTGCTGTTATCGAAGCCGTAGGAGCTGAAGCTCTTGACCTTGTCATCAGTGCCGACAGCCGCCAGAGAGTTGCCGTAAGCATCGTTAACAGCCACCGACTCGGCAGCGAGCTTAGTGACCGAATCAATCCCGTTATGAAGCCCGTCTTCAAAATCCCGGAAATCGGACTTCTTGTTGAAGCTCAGCACATAATCCCGGAGGATTTTTTCGGCCTCGTGATTTGTTTCTGCCATACTCTTCTCCTTTCTGTTTAAGTCTCCTTACATATATATTATACCACGTCTGTTCAAATTTTTGAACCCCCTTTTTGAGAAATTCACGGAATGTTAAAATCCGTCGGCTTCCGAATTCCGCTCTGTTGTGCTATAGCTCCTCCGTCTTCGACCGGTGCAGCCAAACCGTCGGCTCATCCGATTTGGTAATCCGTGGTATAATATATATGAAAGTGAGGTGTGTGTTATGTATAAGATTCAATACAGATACAATCCATATGCTGCTTGGAATGATTGCATTTGGAATGGCCAGCTCCTGACCTTCAAAGACAAGAATGCAGCAACCAAAAAGGCAAATGAATATATGTATGTGGCAAAACAGATCAACTCCCATTATGAGTATAAGGTTGTGGAGGTGTGACTATGTTCAAGAGACTGTTTATTTGGCTCTTTGACAAAAGAGTCCTGGAAGCTATCAACAATAGCTGGACCTACAACGAGGTCAAGGACCTCGTTCGTCGGCTCAGCAAGTCCGGCAAACCGTGATATAATATAAGTACAGAATAACAAAGGAGATTAAAACCATGGCAAACACAAATCTGAAAACCGAAGACATCGAGCGCCTGGAAGAGCTCATCGACAATCTCGCTCAGGCAAAGAAAGACAAAGACGAACAGGCCGTCATCAAGGACAAGATCATGGACTTCATGAGAAGCCTCAACATCAAGACCTTCCGTCAAGGCAACATCGTGATGAGGCTGACCGACCGTCGAGAGACCAACGAGTTCGACGTGGACATGTTGAGGCAGAAGTATCCGGACATCTGGAAAGAGTGCCACTCGAAGCAGGTCCGTGAACCTCATCTCCAAATCAAGAAGTCAGTCATTGTTCAAGATGATGAACCGTCCGATGAAGAACTGAGCGAGGCTTAATGCCTCGATGAGGCCTTAGGGCCTCTTTTCTTTTTGGCTCTACTTCGTGAGAGCCCTTTAACAAAGCGTCGGCTTCAGAATAACGTTCTGATTGCTGCTCTGGAATTCGATCTGACTCGTCGGTTCTCGAATCCTGTTCTGCTTGTTGTTATAAAAATTTTCGTCGGCTCACTTAGATTATATATTTGTGATATAATATATATGTGAGAGCGAGTGAGTCTGTTCTCGTGCGCACGAGAAAAGATTCGGTAGAGCCAAATTTCGTCGGCTCAGCCAAAGCTCGATTCTGTGATATAATATATATGTAAGCAAGAGCAACGTTGCTTATGTAAAAATAATACAGTTGCGAAAGGAAAAGCACTATGACACTCTCCAACACATTCACGACTTCCGGCGGAAAAGTTCACATTCATTTCGGCAAACAGGTAACCACCAACCTGTGGAGCCGTTGGGTTATTGTGAACGACATGCAGCTCATCCATGAGCTGAAAGCCTGTGCATGTTCTGCGGATTTCCGTACCGTTCGCGACAAGCACCAGTCCGATTGGGTCCAGTTGACCACGCCGTACACAAGACCTGTGCCTTCGGCTACAGGAGCTCAGACTCCTATGCCGGGGGCCCCGGGGGCCCCTGCCTCTACCGATAGCCCTTCCGTTGACCCTGCCCCTGCCTCCGATGATGAACAGCTTGTCGAAGAGGCCCCGGCCCCTGCTCCTGTCCTGAACGACAATCAGATTCAATCCTTCCGTATCAACGCGGTCGACCGACTCCAGAAGTTCTTCAGCGAGTTCAAGTTCAAGCCTGCTGCCCGCTTCGTGAACACTCTCGCCCGGTCCCAGGGCGTGGACGCTGCCCGTGAGTACGTGAACGGATACGTGCGGCTCATCAACAATTCGGACGCGAACGACATCATCGAAAAGATGAAAAGCCCGGAGTTCGAAAGCGTGGCCCAGGACATCATGCAGTACCCGCCTGACAAGCAGATCAATCAGCGCCTGGACATCTACTTCGGCGATGCCGGCACCGGTAAGACGACCAAGGCTGTTGAACAGTACCCGGAAGCACAGGTCGTGCCTTGCAACGCAAGCATGCTGCCTGATGAGCTTATGCGGACCTTCGACTTCAATGACGCCGACGGCAACCCAGTGTTCAAGCCGTCCACCCTGCGCCTGGCTATGGAGGCCGGCAACCCGATCATCTTCGATGAGATCAACCTCCTGAGCTTCGACTGCCTGCGACTTCTGCAGACCCTGACCGACAGCAAGTCTTCTATCAATTATAACGGCGACACAATCAACATCAAGCCCGGCTTCAAAATCATCGGTACGATGAACCTGACAGTCAACGACCAGGTGTACAACCTCCCAGAGCCTCTTGTTGACCGTGCTGCGACCATCACTGAGTTCAAGCTGACCAACTCCCAGCTGGCTGCCTACGCCTTTTAAGGCATGGCAGTCCGGCTCCCAACTGTCGACCCGGACAAACCGTCGGCTCACTTAGATTCTATATGTATGATATAATATATATGTACGAAAGAGAGGGTGTGAACCATGAATGTATCACTTGGCTATTGTGAAGACGTCCTGAAGACCTTGCCCGTCGGCTACTACCTCGGGCATCCCGTTGCGACAAGACTCGACCCGAAAGGCGACGCGACCTATATTGAGCTTGACTGCGAGCGCATTACCGTCAGCTTCTCGAACATCGTCAATGCCTGCAAGAATGCTCCTGACAGCTACGACCTCGAGACCGTCATCCGCTCGCTCTTCTACCACGAGATCAGCCACGCTATCATGACCCCGAGCAAAATAATGGACTTCCTGAGCAACTTGATCTTTCGTGACAATATCCTTAGAAAGTTTACTGTAAAGGTTCCGGGCAGTAGCCGTAAAAATGCCAAGCTGATACCGAACCAGTTTGCAATCCCGCCCGAAAATCTGGCCTACATCATGAGTCACCTGCGCGACCTCGTGAACATCTTCGAAGACGAACGGATTGAGACTATCCTCTGCAGCTACTACATGAACGTCGACTTCAGACGCCTGGTGGTCCTGTTGAACGGCGACCCAAAAGCCATCTATGACCGTGACCCGATGGGACGCTTCTTCGCGATTGTCCGGTACAGACACGGGGACCCGGCCCTGGTGGATAAAGTCCAGCAACTCATCAAGACATATCGCGGGCTATATAATGACAGTGACTCGTATGTATGCGGCAACTACGTCTGCAATATCGTGTGGCTCATGCACCAAGTCATGCAAACAATGCCCATGCAATCTGCACAGGATAAAACTCCTGAGCAATCTGCACAGAGCAAAAACCAGTCTAATAACCCGCAAGAGTCCGACAGCGACACGACCCAGCAAACTCCTGGGCAATCTGCACAGGATGAGCAGCAGCCCCTTTCCGATGAGGAGATTGAGCAGATCGTAAAAATGAGCGAGCAGTTCAAGCAGGACTTTGAGGGAGTATCAAATACGCTCATTATCAAAAGCCTGTTCCAAAAGCGATCAACCAATCCTAAAGCCACAGCTGTTGAAGCTAAAGTCAACAAGATTCTCATGACCGCACTCAACAAGCAGAAGAACCTGTCGGGCGGTTCGCACGGTTATGCCGGACGCATTGACCCGAGAGCTGTGACCAACCGTGACTACAGATGGTTCGCCAAGAAGAACCAGGGCTCGGCTGTCAAGCGCTTCAACAAGGTGCGATTCAATCTCTTCGTGGACAGCTCAGGATCGTTCTGTTCGTCTCAAGCCGCAGTCAACGCACTCATCTGTGCCCTCAAGAAGATTGAGTCGAACAACCGTGATTTCTCTGTGCGAGTTGCACATTGCGGTGCCGGTACACAGCTTACACAGCCCGATGACCCGTACGTCGAATGTGTAAACAACTCCTTCCTGGATGCCGACACCAAGAGCAAGTACGACTCGATCCAGACCCCGAACGCAACCAACGTGAACATCGTGGTGTTCGACGGACGCATGAAAGGCAAAGACGGCTCGACCGATGAAGCCTACGGCGCATTCAATCATCCGAACTGTGTCATCGTGTCGAATGGAGACAACGAAGAGTTCATCAATGACTACGCTCCTCAGGCCAGATCGATCATCGTGGAAGACGACTACGAGAAAGTCTTCACGGACATCGTGTTGAGCCAGGTCGAGAAACTCCTGGTTTGAACGAGCGCCGACGGGTCATATCGTTTTTGATATGGCCCTCCCCCCTCCGGGGCGTCGGTAAAAATACCCCCTGGGGGTATATCCAGAGAAATGAATAATTATTCAGAACGAATAATTATTCATTTGCGCCCCCTCAAAACTACAATAACCCCGGGCCCCCCTCAATTACTTTATTCAAAAGGAGATGTTATCAGACATGTACCGAACACAAAAAGAGATCGACGAGATGTACGAGGCGGTCCGCCAATGCAAGGCCGAAGGCCTCTCGGTAAGAGAGACCGCCGCCCTCCTCAAGGTCACCGACGCCACGGTGTATCGCTACCGTAAAGGCTTCGTCGGAGTCAGGCTCCGGGACTACGGAGAGGATCGTCGGATGACCCTGACGCCTCAGCAGGTCGAAGAGTTGCGGCAGCTCCGGGAGAGCGGTGCGACCTATGCCGAGCTCTGCAGCCGGTACCGGATATCCTATACCTGTGTCTGTTACTGGCTCAACGAAAGGTACCGCCAGTCGGTGATAAAGAATGCCAAGGAACGTGCCGACCGGTTGCGCCTGGACCCCGAGTACAGGAAAGACTACTACAAGCGCACCAACGAACAGATGCAACGCCGTAACAGGCTGCTCAAAAAGATTACAAAGGAGGAAACAAAATGAACGACCGTGAGCTGAAGGATGCCATCAAAGACGCCATCCGCGAATCATCCAACATGAGGGGTAAGCTCCCCGAGAGAGCCATCCATATCCCGAATTACCACTCGCTCTGGGACCCGCCGTCAAAGCCCTACTCCTACACCGTTATGCTCGACAGCGACGACAACGTGACCAAGATCAAGCCCAACTGGTGACGCCTATGACAAGTCCCTTTAAGTGGTACGATAAACATTTCGACAGGGTTGAGATCGTCAACCCTGTCCCTTGTACGCGCACGCATGGGAACGTCGTCTGTACGAGCAACCCTAAGACACTCGCCCGGCTGAAGCGTCTCCCTGTCAGTGTTCTTGCCGTTGAGTTGGACCCCAACTCCATCGGCCTTCAGACTGTTAAGTCTATCACTGTTAAAGTACTATCCAAAAGCCCAAGATAACTCGCAATCCGGGACACAAGTGCCTCCAGCCCTACTTCGTATAAGGGCCTGCCCCTCCAAATTCTCCAGAGCCTTGCTGCATAAGGCTCTGTGGACCCGAAAATTGATTCTGAAACAAAAGGAGATACCTTACCATGAAACAATCACTTGATTTCTACAAACAGCACCTGTCCGAGCTCGTCATGTGCGGCTTAACCATGGAAGAACAGGAGACTCATATCCTCGTGCTCAAAACAGAACCGCAGCTCAGTGTTGAGATCACAGACCCGGTCACGTTCCGCGACCTCCGAAAGAAAGTGCTCGCCGGTGACTGGGAACTCGTCCATGTTGATGCTGCCGCCGATAACACCGAGCCGCTCAACATTATCGCGGCAGTGTTCAAGGCTCCCAAATCGTTAATTACGTTCCGGACCGCCAAACAGACACTCACTCCCGAGCAGAGAGCCCGTCATATCGAGTCTCTGAAAAGCGCTTCTAAAGCTGCTTCCAAAACCGCGAGCCCGCTCGCAGAAAAAGACTAACCGCCCCGGGGGCCCTACTTCGTATATGGCCTGGCCCCCGGTTGCCTCCAAAATCCAGCACCGTTCCTGCGAAAAATGAGCAAAAAATGAGAGCGGGCCTCAAAGCCCGCTCGTGGATTAAACTGTTATTGCTTCCAGGCGCTCAGCTCACCGCAGTTCTGTTAAAGTCCCGTGCCTCCCGGTGCAATGTCTCACGTAGTCCTCGAAGGAGTAGTCGTACTCGTCGCCCTGGTCGGCCTTGAGCTGTTCGAACTCTTTACGCAGCTCGGCTTCGGTCACGATCTCGCCGCGCTCGTCTTCAAAGACCCGACCCTCGGGTACGGCGTCACGTACGCGCCCGTCCTTGACGTCGGCTTCTTCGTCCTCGTCCTCCTTCGCTTCCTGAGCCACCTCGCGGGCATAAATCCCGACCCAGTTCAACAGCTTGTTTCCGCGGCGCAGCTCGACGTCCAGGCGCCCGGTGTTCCAGACCTTGAGGAGCTCCTCGTCGGTGTACTTCAACTGGCTGTTGACGTATTTCTTGAACTCTCTGTAGGCGACCTCGATGTCGTCGAACGAGTCGACGTCGTGCCACACGAACTTGTTGTCGATAAAAGTCCCGAGTATCAGCTGATACTGTTTGTCCATATTCGGCATATCTCTTGTTCCTCCTGTTAACGGAAATCGAGGTCCGGGCGGTCATCCGTTGCCGGCGAAACATAAAAGCCCGCCGAGGAGAGGTGCGGTAAAAAACTGTTCCGTCGGCCCGCTCGGACCCTGAGTTTATTATACAATGTGTTTGACCGGAAATATAGTAAAGGCGGTGAAATTTTATGACTCCGGAAACAAAAGTCAAAAATGCGATCTGTAAGTTCCTCCTCACTCATGACGGGCTCTACCTCGAACGCCGGCAGGCCGGTGGCTTCTCGTACCGGGCGGGCGCTCCCGACATCTGGTTCGTGTACAGAGGCCGCCACGTCGAGGTCGAGTTCAAAGCGCCCGGCGGCACCGCCTCCTCACTCCAACTCAAACACGAGGACAGGCTCCGGGCGGCCGGCTCCCTTTACTGGAGAGGCCACTCACCGAGCGACTTCGAACGATGGTTCGCCGAACAATTCGGATAACAGGAAACTTCCTGACGGGTCAACCGCCGGGAATTTTTTTTTCTCGCATGTGCATACGCATGTGTGTGCTCGGGTGGGTGTGCATATGCATACGCCCCCAGGGGCCCGGGGGACCCCCAATTGTGAACGCATTGTAAAAGGTGCGCTTTTATCAAAAAAGCCACTTTATAAAAAAAAACATCGCTTTTTATAACTACAATATTCTTTTTCTTTTATATTTTACTTTTAATAAATTACTTTATAAATAATATTTCTTCCCTTTACATATACGCATTATAGCGGGCCCCCTCAAATGGTACCCTCGACTCGCCGCTCACCCCGCCTACCGGCTCAATCCGAAATTCGAATTCTCCCAATAGGCTTTAGCCTCTCAATGGCCTCCGGCCAACTGAGGCGAGTTCCCTCCTGTTGAGGGGGCCCGGGGCTTTATGCGAGCCTACCCGTTTCATAATTATTAGTTTCATCCTAACTCAATTTTAACGGTTAGAATTTTTGAGAGAGCCCTCTCCTCTAATAATTATTAAAGGGCTAGTTTTGCTAAATTTTACCAAAAAATTTTTTACCTAATTTGCGCCTTAAAAATTAGGCTTTTTTGCCTAATCGGTTTAATTCAATTATGCTCCCTAATCGTCACTCGCTTGTTAGGAGCCCATTTTTTGACTACAATTCTGTGAACTCATAAACCCGCAACCGCTCGAAAAAGCCCGCCTTAAAATACTCCCAAACACTTCCGAACACATAACTGTTTAGAGATTATCAGGTTCGTAACACCCTATTCCGTCGGCTCACTGTTAGATAATTTCCGTGTTATAATATTACTGTACGTTGCGTACTGCTCGCCGCTCGCCGCACACCAAACCTCTCAATGGCCTCCGGCCAACTGAGGCACCGACTTCGTCGGTTCTCCGACCCAATCGACTCTCCGACTCCGTCGTTTCATTTAACTGTTAAAAGAAACAATCAAACGAACAAATCAAAAACTCAAAGAAAGAGGTGTTAAACAAAATGACCAATTATAGTGTGACTGACATTGTGATGGCACTTGAAGCCCGGTACGGCAGGAACACTCCTACGCGAGAGGAATTGATCGCCGCAGCATCGGTGCTGGAGCTCAAAGATCGGCTGAGAGAGAACTCGACTATTAAGCCCGCCGAAGTGTTGCCGTGTCCGTTATGTGGAGCCAAACATACAACGAGGGTCCGGACAAAAAACCCGGACGGCTTCGTGAGGTTTTGTAAATGTGGCTTCGCCGGGTATATCACCCCAACCAACTCGAAGAACGGCGGGCGAATCACTGCCGCATGGAATCAGGCCGTGCTCGACTTTGTTGAGACCAAGTACCAGCCGCCCGAGGCTCAGGAGTGGCTCAGCTGTAAATGACCCTCCGCCTGCCGCTACCAACCGTTAAACGTCGCTCGCCGTCGAACGTCTGCTTCGCCAGACTCCGACCTCCGGCCCTAAGCTATCACACCAAACCCTCACAACATCGATACAAAGGAGAACTGTTATATGGATGAAGAAAAACTCTCATGGCTTGTTGAAAACGTGTCGCTCGAAGAAGCGGCCGAGTTGGTCCGTCGACTTTCGAACGGACGCGTCACAATATCCCAAAGCCGTCGACTGGCTGTCTGTCCGAAATGTGGGCATGCCTATACAAGACCGTGGCACTCGATTGAGAACCCGCCACGCTATGTCAGAGTGTGCGGCACATGCTGCTTCAAAGGCTATCTCGCATCGTCACCCGGTGCCGCCAAAACAGAGTGGAACCATGCCGTCGAGGACATGCTCGCCGGCTCGTACGAGAGCCCTGTGCTCGGAAAAGAGTGGCGCAAAGGCTGAGCACCCTCGACTCGCCACCACACGCCACCGCTCACCGCACACCCGAGGCTGTGCGTTGCCACAGCAGACCCGCGCCACAGCGCCATTAATCTCTCATGCAACTTGCATATCGTGCAGACCGCACAGCAAAATACGAACGAGATATGAACTGTTAAAGAGAACAAGCTGTTAAAGAGACCAACTGTTAAATAGAATTCAAAGGAGATAAATTGTTATGGAAAACTACATTATGATTAACGGAAAGAAGATTATGTTGACTCGGGACCAGGCGACTCAGTTGTGCATGGCGACCGCTCCCGATAAAACATCCCCCGAGCCATCTGTTGAAGAGAGGTTCAATCCCGCTGAAAGAAAAGGCGGACAGCGATATTACGCGGCGAGTCCCGCCGGTGTGACAGATGCCGGGACTGACTCCCTGGGCTCCGTCGACGACACATTGTATAACTGTGCCAATTATTGGAACGATAAGGCCTTCGCGAAACATGTGTCGCTCAGCATGCTGCTTTACAGGAAGCTCCTTCAGTACGCCTATGTGAGCGACCTCGTGGATGATAAGCCGTGGGACGGAGAGACCGAGCACATCTTTATCGCGCAGCATGTGGCGGGCCGCTTCATGACCGTTTACACCTGGAACGGCAAGAGGCCTTGCACCGTCTACTTCAAGAATGAGGCTGCCGCAAACAAAGCCATCGAGAACGTGGTGGAGCCTTTCATGGAAGAGCACCCCGACTTTCGCGTCATCTGGTGACGCCCGTCGCCACTCACTACCCAGGGCTGCGCTCCGCCGCAGCAACATCCCTCTTCCATCCCTTCCCTCCCCATCCCTATAACACACAGAGCGAGCTCTCGGACCTCCAATCCGTCGGCTCGCTCACTTTGCTCGCGCGCGATATAATATAATAGAGAAAAGAAGAAAGGATAACGAACTGTTATGAAAACTCCGAAACGCCTTCCTTGTCCCAGGTGCCGCATGAAAGGCCTGCGCTCGGTCTTCGCGACACAGATGACCGACCCCGACTCGCCCGAGGCCTATGACGAGTACGAGCTCAAGTTCCGCCTCGTGTGTAAAAGGTGCGGCTTCGCCGGCTACTCAGTGCCGCTCGCCAAAGAGGCCATGTTGAATAAGTCGTGGAACAATGCAGTGCTCGACTACGCCGCCGAGCGGTACGTGCTGCCGACTGCTCAGCATGACTGGCTGATTGTTAAGCGTCCCTATCAGCATCACCCCACCAAACGTGCCGCTGCCAAAACTCCCCGAGCGTCTGCTCCGCGAGACTCCGGGCAAGACCCGTCCCAACTCACCATCAATGACATCCCAGGTGCAGACTCCACCGGTCCAGACACCAACCACGACGTTGAGTCCGCTCCGATATATGATTGTTATAAGGATTCTGATAACCTTACGCGTGAGACCATGGATGAGGACACCTTCTTCAAGACGTTGGCCAAGGTGCAAAAGTACGCGACCTACGGGATGCATACGAAAGAGACTTAAACAGATCATCTGTTTAAGATACCCGCGAAACAAGAGAAAGGATAACTTTCATGATATATAACCTGCTTTATGACTGGCAAAAACAAATCGTCGACACACTCGCGAAGAAGCTCAGCTTTGGACTGTGGCTTGACTGCGGACTCGGCAAGACCGTGCAGGCTCTCGCACTCGCAGAGCAGAATCAGTCCACCAAGGTGTTGATCGTGACGCCCAACTGCAAAGCGACCGAGTCCGTGAGCACTCCCGGCTCCTGGCAACAGTGGGCGACAAAGCTCGGGCCCGAGTGGGTGGTGCGCTCCAAGGGCGACAAACATCCCGTCACTGCCGCCGACATCCGGACCTCTGCGCCTGCTGCGCCAGACAAGAGGGACGCCTCCGACTCTCCCAACCAAGACTCTACAACTGTTAATAACACACCCGCTCCCACAACTGTTAAAAACACCGAAGGTAACACGGAGGATGACTCTCGCAGCAGCTCGTCGCTCCGTAAGAAAGGAGTCGAGGCAACTGTTAGTCTGTGCATATCGACCGATGATTTGCCGCCTTCCGCGAATTCTGCGCGAACAAAAACCGGGAGCTCAAAGCTCCCGAAACCGTTCGATTCGTTTCCTGAACACGAGAAAACGGTGTGTGTTATGAATTACGAGAGTCTCTTCATACGTGGTGCGCAGGGCTCAAGAGTGGTACTCAAACCTGAGGTGTTGTCATTTATTCAGTCCTGTAGGCACCAGCCTGTGACACTTTTGCTCGACGAGTCCCATTATATTAAGGACCCGACCTCGACTCAGGCGACCGCACTCATGAGCATCAAGCGGGAGCTGATGTGCCACAGCTCGGTGCTCCACACCTACCTCCTGACCGGCACTCCTTTTACGAGGGGCTTCATCGACGTGTGGAACCAGCTCAAGTTCCTCGGCTGCCCGATAACCAAGACACAGTTCAAAGATCAGTTCTGTGTTCTCGGAAACATTCGCGGGCTACTCGGTTGGCAGCAGCCGATTGTGGGATATAAGAACGTCGACAAGCTCTACGAGCTCATTCACCGGTACGCCATCACACTCAAGAGCGACGACGTGTTGAAGCTCCCCGAGCAGGTCTTCACGGAGCATGTGCATGAGCCGTCGCCGTGGTTCACCGTGTTGACAAAGAAAACGCTGCCGTTCAAAACGCTCCTGAACATCAACACCGTCCGGGCGGAGCTCGGACTCGGTACTGTTGACGAGGGCTATATCAAACGCCTGATAACAGTATGGGAGAGCGAGCACGGACACCTCGTGGGTGAGATGACGATCGCCGATGCAATGCGGCAAAACATCTCGGTGCAGAATCCGTGGTACCGCAACATCGACTACCCGGAGAGCAACTACCTCTGTGACACGGCAGGCTCCTTCTGGATGCGCGCCCGCCAGATGAGCATCGGCTTCCAGGGCAACGCTGAGACCGCCACATGGTACGACGAGACGCGGATTGATATGGTGGTCGACCTGTTAAAAAACAGAGAGGACAACTATGTGGTCTTCTATAATTACGTGCCGGAGTTCACGGAACTCTTCGAACGGATACTCGCGCTCGGATACAATATCGATGTGTATAACGGCGACATCAAGTCCCTGGACAATTACACCCGCTACGCGGGCGAGTCGCCGGAAAAACAGCTGACAGATAAGAAGAACGTCATCCTGACAAATTTCGCCTCCGGCTCCACAGGAATGAATTGGCAGGAGTACAACCAATGCGTTATTGTGTCGCTCCCGTGTTATAAGCACTGGGCGCAGGGGCTGAAGCGAGTGCACCGCAACGGGTCGAAAGACACCGTCTTTTACCATGTGTTCAAGGCGAGCAATTGGCTCGACACAGGGATGTGGCAGACGCTCCGCGACGGCGTGGAGTACTCCGAGGACATGTTCAACAAAGCTCTGAACGAGGCGCAGGTATAAATTCTGTCGGCTCAGGTATGAGCCTAATCTGTGGTATAATAATATCAAGAAAAATAAAAGGAGACGACTCATTATGAAAATTACACCTGAACTGTTAAAGGCATACAACGACACCCTCGCAAACACTATAAAGCAAGGCAAGTCTCACTTCCTGTGCTTAGGCCTCGATTGCAACGACTGCCCGTTCGTAGACAGCGACTGCTGCGACATCGGTGTCAAGGGCGGCGGAGGAGAACTCCGCACTGTGCCAGAGTGGAAGAAGTGGTTCGAAGATTTGACCCAGGAGAATCAGTCGCAGGAAGATACCGCAGAGGAGTCTGAACCTGCAAAACGGAACGGCTTCAATGTTCCCACCCCGTTCTACACGGTTTCTCGTACCACACTTCATGTAGAGACTCCCGTTGTGCGGAAAGTCTTTCACTTTGAACAGCTGCTCGCAGAGCTCGATGAATTCAAAAAGGACCTCACTGCGTGGGTGCAAGTGATGAAGCGGAACGCTTCTGAAATTTCTGTTTTCATTCCCGATTACATGGAGTTCCATGCGACCGATGCGGAAGATACAAGCATAATCGACTGGGCAATGTCCGCCGAGGACTTTGGGAAGAAGAAAGTCTGGATTGACGCATGAATCAATACTTCATTGCGTATGACGTGCGGCGGAAAGTCCTGATGTTCATCAGGACGGACCGCCCGATGAATCTCGGTGATGTGCGGAAGTTGATACCCGGCGGCTGTGACATTTCCAAGCGTGCTCTGCAGATATGGGGCATGAACAAGACCAAGTATGTGTATGCCATGACTGCAGTGACGGAAGAATGAATGCCGTGTTATGACGTGCTGGGCTCTGCTTCGCGAGAGCAGGGACACTGAGTCTGTCGGCTCAAAGAAAAGTCCAAAACGTGATATAATATAAATACCCGAGGAGAGGAGAATAAACTTATGAAGTATTTTGACCTTGACGGTAAGAAGTCCTATTTTGACATTGCGGAGTATGCGATCGGCAAGAGACCGGCTTTAATGGTAATAGTATGTGATAAAGTTATGGATGACGGTTATTTTATCTCGGTAAATCTTCTTAACGATGACGAGAAGCCGATTATTCCCGAAGGCTGTATCGCCTTTGATATCAACAATGTAGAACCCGAAGTTTATACAAGATTGTTGCAACTCGGTTTCATCGAAGACACCGGCGACGTTAAGTTCAGCGGCTTCTGCGCATATCCGGTCTGCCGACTCAATTTAGAAAAGATAAAGGAGTATTCCGATGAGACTGTGGCACGTTGATCTGATTCCGTATTTGCCCAATTCTCAGCTTGCCGCTCAGTGGCGGGAGCTGAATTCTATCTTCAAAAACAAGCCGAGTCATATCCTTATCAATTACGTGTATCCGTACCCGAAGATATATCTTCGGACCTATGCCGACACCGTGTTGAGAGAGATTCAGAGACGAGGCTTCACAATTCGGTCTGCCGCAAATTATAAGGCCTTCTTCGAAGGCACTGTTAATCCGGATAAGCCATACTTTTTCAAAGAGCATGACGACGGCTATCTGATTGAATGCTTCTTTAATCTCGCAGAGAAATACCAACGCGGGCAGAAAGACTTCGATCAGAATCGTTTCAGGAAGCTCTGTGACTTCATGACCGAACAGATTCCGATGTTGAAAGACTTAATCACACTTGTAAAGAAAAGAGGGAATTACGCAAATGGCAAATGCATGGATGATCCGGAGTGACGGTAAAGCAATCCCCGTGACGGTGCACCTTTACGGTGCGCTTGATGACCCGGAGGAGACGCTCTATGCCGCAGAGTGGCTCTATCATAACACGAAGGAGCCGGCGACAAAGGCGGCGATTCATAAGCTCGTCGTGGCGTATGCCCACGAGCTTGACCCCGACGCAGCACCTCAGGAGTACGAGTCGATGCTCCTCTATCAGATGAAATACCTGCCGTATAAGGTGATGACGCCGGAGTTCATCAAGGAACTGAATCTCGGAAATGATGGAGCGAGCTATGACCTGCAGAGCATCAACACTCTTGTCAACGATATGTTGAATCAGGAGTTTCTGCGGGCTCGGTACGGTGGCATGTATGACAGCGACAACACCAGCGGCGGAGAGATGTATTTCCGCATCAGCTCAACCGGCTACAATTGGTTCCCCGTTATCTGGGAGTTCGTCTACAATAACAGGAACCGTATCTCGAACGTCACCGTTGTGAAGGACCCGGAATCGACCGGTATGAAAGGCATGTACCTGCAGCACAATGGCGAGAAGATTGACCGGATGCCGGTCGATGAGTTCATCAACCTCTCCGGCAGACCCGTCATGGATTCGTACAAGGGAGTGCTTACTCTCTTTCCGAACATGAACATGATTCGTCGCCACGAGAAAATTATGAAGGCTCACACAAAGGATTCTGCCTTTGTTCCAGGAAAAAAAATTTAACAGATAAAAGGAGAAGAACACCATGCTGATGCAAAAAATCACCCCCGAAGTAAAAGAGCGCTTTTACAAGCAGCTCCGCTTCAGTTCAGACGTGTACAGACAGTTCCGCGAGATGACAAAGATCGGCAACCTTTATGCGAAGGTGGATGTCGATAAGTTCCGGTATCATCCGATGTCGTCGACAAAGGACAAACAGGTATGGAGCTATGGCGATATCATCATCGAGTGCACCAAGACCCCGCCTTACATGACCCTGAGAAAAGCATAACAAAGAGGGCGCCGGATGAGCGCCCTCTTTCAATTCCGTCGGCTCACAGTATGAGTGAAAATGTGGTATAATATATATATGTAAATGAGAGGAGTGATAAAACCATGAAAAATTATTTGATTTGTGCGACCCTGTATTTCGTAGCACTGCAGACTGAATCTTCGACACCGACCTGGTTGCGGGTTCTGTCAACTGTCTGCTTTGGAATCTTATGTGCAGAAGCGGTATTCGACCAGTACCGTCTCGAAAAGCGCATCAAAACGCTGGAGGAGAAACTCAATGATGTACCGAAAGATAACGATTAACGGAGAACTCTAAAATGAAATTCGTAATTTTTCTCATTGTCGGTATTTTTCTCCTTATCGGTTCGACCACGTTTCCAACAGCTTTGAATGCACTGTTCCTGCTGATTGTTATAGTAACCGCTATTGCAATGATAGCAGATCAAATCGGAGGTAAAAAGAAATGAACAATAATTACGCTGTAATCAACGGCAAACGCATTGAACTGACAGAAGAACAGGTGAAGACACTCGGAGTTGAAATAAGGAAGAATCCGTTTGAAAGAGTTGACCGAGGAGAAAATTATTTTTACATTAACAAGTATGGTGACGTAGATTATTATGAACACGATGAGGATTTTGAAGATGACCTGTTGTCCCAGACAGCTAATTATTTTAACGATGAATTCTTTGCAAACCAAGTTGCCCTTCACCAGTTGCTCTATCGCAAGCTCTTGAAGTTCTCGTATGACAATGACTGCGAAGACAAAGAATGGAATGGCACGAACGATCACTGGCTCATAGTGTACTATCCGTTGAATGACGATTTTGTTATTTCGAATGTGCAATGCGTTAAAGACTATACTGTGTATTTCTCTACAGAAAAAGGTGCGAGTAGAGCAATCAACGAGGTCATTAGACCATTCATGAAAGAACATCCTGAATTTGTGTGGTGAAAGGAGTAATACTATGTATTCATCGTGTGTTATTTCGGTAATAGCGTTCGCTATAACCATACTTTTTATCCATGGAGGAAATGCACCTGATTTTGCAATCGGAATTTCTCTTGGTATTGCGACTTCTTCCGGTTGGCTGTCTGCAATATTGGCTGATGATCGTATGAGCAAGATTGAATGCAGAATGGACATGATGGAAGAAGCGGTGAAAGAGATGCAGGATGAACTAATAAAGGAGATGCTGAAATGGAAACAATGAATGCGTTAAAATCCTGCCCGTTCTGCGGAGGGAAAGCAACGATTGTATGTTGCGACGATGAAGGAAATATCCATGACGATGACTATGCAAATGACCCGTGGAGTGGTTTAGGGTATCAAATCGGACATTCGCACGAAGAAAACGAAGATTGCCCGATTGCAAGATACGCCGAAGACGGTGCTATCGTTGGCGGCGTGTATATCTACGACACGAGAGAGGAAGCAATCGACGCATGGAACAGGAGAGCAACTAATGAATGACTTGAAACCGTGCCCGTTCTGTGGAGGAAAAGCAAGACAGTATGTAACCGTTCAAAACTGGGTTCATGTTTATTGTCCATCTTCAAATCCTTGCAGTGTGTATCCGCGCACTGGATTTTTCAAAAAGCAAAAAGACGCTGATGACGCGTGGAATAGGAGGATAAGTGATGGCAAAGTACATTAACTTTGATATTGCTGTACGCAAGCTCGGTACCTGGTACAATGACCTTGCTGAAGCTAACGGTAGCGATGACGATTTCGTCAAAGGCTATGGCGAGGCAATGGATGACCTTGCGGATGTCCCGGCGGCTGATGTACGGGAAGTGAAACACGCAAAATGGATACAGCGAGGTGACGATGTTGTGTGCAGCAATTGCGGACAACTAACTGAAGATTATTGTATCGAAGGCGATAATGAATCCGGCTATTATACGGTATTGCCACATTACTGTAGCGCTTGTGGAGCACTGATGGATTTGGAGGATGACTGATGTCGAGATACGTTGACGCTAATTTGTTAAAAGCCGAGTTCACCGGAAATTTTACAAAAGCGTATGCTGTCCCCTTAATCAAGAGTATTATTGACCAACAGCCAACCGCAGATGTAGAAGAAGTTCGACACGGAAAATGGATTTACGAGGGTTATCACGAGATGATGGGGCACGCATTCCAATGTTCTGTCTGCGAAAGATGGATGTTTACAGATTTTCCAAAACATGTTGTTGAAGAGCAACCTTATTGTCATTGCGGAGCGAAAATGGAAAGTGTAAAAGGATTGGAGGAAGACGAATGACTTGTAATAACTGCTTAAAGAAAGAACTTGGATATTGCAAGTTGAACTGTACAGAGCCACAGAGCTGTGAGGATTTTAAGGATAAATCTGAATGGTTTCATCTTTCTGATAAAGACTGTGAAATGGCATATTATGCTATCGGGTATGGTAAAGGCGCTGTATTGATAGAAGAGCCGATATATGGATGGGGAATTAAGAATGGAAAACAGTGTATTATCGATGAGCGCGGAGACTTTTACGAAATCGGTAATCTGGTTTTCTTGAAAAAAGATGAAGCTGAGAAAGCTGTTGAACGGAGGAGAAATCAATGACTTGTAAAGACTGCCTACACTACGAAGCGTGTCTCGATTGGTGTAGAGGATTTAGTCAGGAAACAAAATTATGCGAACATTTTTCAGATAACTCTGAATGGGTTCATTTTCCCGGTAAATACTACAAAACAGCATATTTTGCTATTGGACGTGGCGATGAGGCTCGAGTAATAGCAGAGCCGATATGCGGCTGGGGTGTTAAAAACGGAAGAGCATGTATTATTGACGAGTACGGCTACATTTACGAAATCGCTACAGAGGTTTTCTTGACGAAGGAAAATGCAGAGAAAGAAGTTGAACGGAGGAAAAAACCGAATGAGTTGTAAAGACTGTATACATTGCAGTGCTTGTATGCATACAAGAACCGCTACACTGGACCCATATCAATCTCGGTCGACCAATAAAGACACCGGAGAATGTAGTGACTGGCTTAGTTGCAATGTTCAGGAAGTTAAGTATTCTCATTGGGAACATTATAATGACACCGCCATGTGTGTAAATTGTGGGCACTATACAAATGATGCCTATTTTGACGGATACGGTAAAATCGTGCTACCTAATTATTGTAGCGCTTGTGGGGTGAGAATGTTGGAGGAAAAAGAAAATGCTGACTGACATCGATATTGAACTGCAGAACGAACTTCTTGATTTTATCAAGAAACGCGAATCCGAAAAGAATCAGCCGTTCGGGAAAGTGCTTGTTGCCACTCTTTTGAGAAAGCTGATTGACGGCGACTGCCGAATCACCGGGTGTGCAAAGAACGACAAAACAGGTAAACTGTGGGTCGAGTACAGTTTTTACGAGGAGGCAGCTGATGGATGAGTTAAAAGAGTTGATAACGCAATTCCCCGGGTATGAAATTAAATATCTGGTGTCAAGTCCAGATAAAGGTTCGAGTTTTCCGGCTGTCATAACAAGTGCCAAAGTGGTCGATTGCGCTGAGTCCAGGGGTGTTAGATTCTTCGGTAAAGACACTTATGTTGAGTACCGAATCAAACAAATGACCTGGGATGGCGAATATGAGGACTTAGACCTTGATGAGCTCAAGACCACGGCTCTGTTCGAATGCGACCGTCTACCCTGGAAGAAAGTGATCCTCGTGCAGCTTGCACAAGAAAATTGAAAGGAAATTTATAATGGGAGTAAAGTATAATATTATTATTCGGGATTCTGAGAATCTTGAAGCAAATATCAAAAGCCTGTCGGATGCCGAGCTTTCTGACCAGATGAATATCTGCATGGGAATTTGTTCCTGTATTCTCAATGTCGGAAAGCCGGATAAACTCAACGAACCGATTATCGAGTATTGCCAGACCCGGTTCGGAGATATGCTGAATTACACCCTTGACCTGATTCAAGCATATCTGGAACGCGGCGGCACCGGTAATGTCACAGCTTACGCAGCAAAGCTCGAAAAGCTCAAAGCAAGGGTTGAGGATGTGAAATCAAAAATCGCACCGCATTTCAACGCGGATAAAATCGATTGGCAATACATTGCCACACTTTGAAAGGAGCTGATACCTATGAACATGTTTATGAGAGACGGACTCGTTGATGCCTTCAACAAATGCTTGAATGCAACATACACTCACATTGAGAACGATGCCGACTATGCGACCCAGTTCGACGAAAAAAGCGGTACGCTGTCCCTCCTGTTCCAGTGGACACACTCGACGCTCGACTGGTGGTCGAACCTTGACTTCTTCGCCCGGACCGTAAAGCCTTATAAGAACATGGACGTGAAGTGGAAGTGTCACCGCGGGTTCCATCGTGTTTGGAAGACAATCGAGCCTGAAGTTGAAGCTCGGATTGCCGACCTGGATGTCAAGAGAATTATTTGCATCGGCTACAGTCACGGCGCGGCTATTGCAGCCTTTGCACATGAGTATTGCTGGTACCATCGCCCGGATATCAGGAAGTCAATTATCGGTTTCGGATTCGGAGCACCGCGTATTTTCTTCGGGCATATGAAACCCGAGCTTGCACAGCGCTGGGAGAAATTCTTCCCTATCCGTTCAAACAACGATATCGTTACTCATATGCCGCCGAGGTTGTTCGGATTCCAACATGTTAACGAGGTGACGACGTTCAAAAAGGGAGGCCCGCTGATTCGTAAAGAGGGCGAGGAAAAGTGGCCCAAATGTGTGGTCAGCCACACCTATCACAACTACATTCAGAATATCAAAAACGGAGAGGTCAAAGGACCGCTTGCATTATTGGAGGTATACAACGGTGAGTGCGAATGAGATGTTGAAAAACAAGTGGTGCGATGACTGCACCGGTAACGTAAGAGCTTGCCAGGAAAGCGGAGTCTGCGAAGGTCAGCTTTCGATTAAGGAAGATATGAGACTGATCGATTTCCTTTATCGCAACCCTGCGATTCTCGCGAACATGATGATTGCTGCAAGCATGCGCCGCGATGCGTTCGTGCTGACGTCTCCTGCCGGCACGTTCAAGAATATTGATGAAGCAACCGCAAAAACAGTAGAATGGCTCCTGCAGCCGTATGAAGGAGGAAACAATGATTGATACCTGTGATGTAATCGGCCTGTTTGATAAGGACGGAGTACAGGTCCGAAACAATGACATTATCCGTATCAGGACTCTCGACTGCGACATGGTTCGGTACGGTCGAATCGGGTTCGGTGTGTTCCAGGATGATAGTACCGGAGAGACTCATATCGGCTTCTACGTGAAGTCCGAAGGTCATACAGTGACGGCTGGCCAACTCGTCGGATATTCCGATCAGTTCAAAGTCGTCGGCAACAGATTGAATTATATTTACGCGAAAAGGAGAGGAAAATAATGGACCTGATTACAGCAGAATGGATTCTCGGAGCCATTAAAATTATCGAATCCGGAAAGTTCGAGAAGCTCGAGGGTTACGGCGTGAAAGTATATCGCTGCGGCAACATCATCAGAATCGACGTGAAGGCATGAAAATCTCGCTTGATAAATACGAAGGAACCGGAAATCCGGAAATCCTTTTCGACGGTGTCGAAGTAACAGTGAATCCGTGCCACCTACCTCGCGGTGGCACGGCTTTGAACACACCGGAATTCCCGGAGGCACTCGAATGTCTTGAAGCCCTTGAACTCGTTGAAGATACCCACAACCTCGTGAAGTGTAATGCCGGCACCTTTCCTGTAGTGACCTTGAAAAATTTTCCCGAAGAAGGGATGGAAATTTGAAAAAGTCGGCTCGCAAACCGACTTTTTTGTGGTATAATATAAGTAAGGCTTACTGAGGGGAGGGCTATAAGATGGAAAAGCATTATCTTGTCGTAAAGAACAGCACGATGCCTTGCCTCGTTACATTACGGCATGTTGTGACATTGCGACCTGAGGTCGCAATTGAGGACGCAATTGAAGATTATTATCGGGTGTTCAGGAAGCTCGATGGAGATAAATTTTATTTTGCCGAAACATATGATGAAATGATTGCACTGGTAGAAAGAGAGGACTGACCTGTGGCAGAAAGAGTTCTACAGAAAACAATCAGAGAGATGCCGGCCGAAATAACGGATGCTGACCTGGACGCGGCATTCGGAGCTCTTATGGCGAAAGCTAATGCTGCGAAAGCCCGACAGCAGTCTGGCGGAGCAGACGAGGTGCCCGCGTCTATACAGAAACCGAAATTTGTTCCGACTCCAACAACGGTTGACCGGCAAACAGAGATTATCGATCAGCAGGAAGCAATGAACCGTAGCATGGTCGAGTGGCAGCAAATTCTGGCTCCTGAATGCGGAGTTTATAATACAAAGTACGGGTACATTGTTAAAGAGTTCGACTCGGTCATATATCAATATATCGGACGGGAAGATAAAGACGCACGAGTATATGCCCAACACAATCTTGTGGCGCTGCTCCGGCATAAATACTTTCGTGTAGTTGATGATACGTCACAGGAGCAAATCGATAAAATCGTTACATGGTTCTGTAAAAACATCTACAACAATGTGTGCTACATGACTATCAACAAGGATGACCCCGTTCGGAGCAGCCTGCGGCTTGACACATTGCCTCCGTATTGTGTAGCATTTGCCAACGGCGTATATGACTTCAAGAAAAACAAGTTCCTGTTGAAGTACGAGCGGATTCGGATTCCCACAATCACAAACACAATGATTCTCTATCAGAGATACTGCATCATGTGGTGTTTCAATTACGATTTCGAGCCATTGCCGTTCGGCATTACGGAACTCCCGTTTGATGATTTCTGCGACTTAATGAAAGACCAGGAACCGACAAATGCGAACCTGACATGGCAGCTGTTCTGGAACATGGCTCACGATTTGAATCATACGGCGACAAAACGTCGCCTTGTTCATCTGTCGCAGATTCTCGGATATATCGTCGACACAGACTTCGTTCAGAACTTTGTGATTCTGATCGGTTCCGGGCAAAACGGCAAGAACTCACTTCTCGACGGTGCCTGTTCACATTTCCTGTTACCGGCACCGGGCCAGGAGTCGCTTGACTCAATCGAAGAGGACAAATTCATCGGCGGCACGTTGAGAGGCTTGAGTCATAACATCTGCCTTGAGACAACGCCTGGTGTGAAGAAAACAAGCGACCAGTTGAAGAAGCTGACTGGTTCAAACGAGTACGCAATCGAAGAAAAAGGAAAAACAAAGGCGACAATCCCGATGAACTGTAAGTTCGTGTTTTCGGCAAACAACCGAGAGAACATTAAGTTCAGCGATCAGACGCAAGGCTTCAACCGACGCTGTAACCTCTTCGAGCTTTATTACACCTGGGATTATGAACATAACTTCATGAAATACAACCCCGATTATTATAAATGCGACTTGCGGCCGGAAGAAATGATGCGGGAAACCATGAACAATGTTCTTTTTGTTTATCTCGCAATGTATGGAATTATGAGTGCGACGAACGGCTTTACCGAGCCCTTTAAATTCTCGTACAACGACTGGTCCGATACCTACACGGATATCAATACCGAACTGGCAGACTTCTTCGAGTATGCCTTTACTCCGGAAACACTCTTCCGCTTCTGGTTTGACCCGACTGTTGAGCTTGCTGAAAATCTTCAGGATATCGCTTTCTATATTACAGATAATAAGGCTGTAAAGGGCGTGTCAAAGATTAACGCATATGAGGAGATTACTCAGGATTACGGTAAGAAGAGCTGCAAGGAGCTGGCAACTGTATTGCGACAGTACAGCAACATTGTTGACTACGACCAAGACGGCAACGAGATGACCATCCGTGAGATGAACGGTATCCGGTTCTTCGAACAGAATGACCTTTACATTTCAATTGATTATCTGCGCTCACTCGTCAAGCTCCTGAAGCCGCAGCTTGTAACGGATAACCGGACCTTTGTTGAAGATTTCGGAAAGACATTTAAGCTGAAGAAGATTCCGAAAATTGCAAATAACAGGCAGTACGTTAAAGCTCGCCTGTTGGGTAGAAAGGTAAAATTTGTAAATGCGACGCGATGAAGCAATGAAACCGTGCCCGCTTTGCGAAAGTCACGGCGGAGTCACCTTAACATGCTCGGTCTGTAAAGGGTCCGGGCTTATCAGAGATATTCCTCCGTCGGAGAGGAAAAAAATCCGCAATAACATCAGCCGTAAAGGCGCGACCCGCACAGGCAAGCGTTTGAGTAAGAAGGACTGGAGAGTTATCGAGGATTCCTCTCTGTCAGCTCAGCAGGTGGCCTGCCGGCTTTGCCGGTCAATCAAATCAATCGAGAGCGCAAGAAGTCGCCTCAGAAAGGAACGTTATGGCACAAAAGAAACAAATGAATCTGATGCCGATTGATATGGTCCGCCAGGGCCAGGAGCAAATGATAACGGCATTTGAAAATGATCCGGCATATTCTTTGTTACCTGACCCAACAGGTACGCTGCAATTAACCGATGTGCAGAAGAAGTTTATAGAATGCTATATAGAGTTCCACTCGATTCCTTATGCCAGCCAATTGGCTGGCATAACTGAGGAAGAAGGGCGTGATATCTATTTTGACCCGGTGTGTAAAGAGGAACGGCGAAGAATCGGCCGTGTATTGAATTACCGCCGCTTTTCGCGGCGGCTGTTAACCGTTGACGAGGTCGGCGGGTATCTGACATCGCTGTTGATGGATGAAGACTTCGGGGCGGGTGATGCATTAACGGCAAAAGATAAGCTCCAGGTCACACGCCAGATTATTGACATTAACAAGCTCAAAGCTGAGGCCTATAACAATCCGAAAATTATCGAGAACGTTGACTTTACCGAGGCCGAGATGGAGGAACTGACACCTGAAGATTTGAAAACCCTGATTGAAGAAACAAAGAAGGGGAAACATAATTCTGACGGTGAAAAGCGGGCTTTGATTGCCGAGCTGAACAAAAACAACGACTTCGATTCGACAGATATCGAGTATATGTGGGGATGCTCTGTCGAGGAGCTCGAACAACTGCTGCGAGAAAAGAAGGGGAGAAAAGAATGAAAATCAAAATTTTTCTGCATAAGAAAAACGGTAAGGCATCGAGATTCCCGGATTTCGTGATTGACTTCGAATCCGATAAAGAGGCCTATGCTGCATTTGCGCAACTTTATAAGGACGTGAACATAGGCAATACGCAGTTTGTCATGTGCAAGGCTGTTGTTTTTTCAAAAGAAAAATTCGAATCGGCAGTATTGTGTTAAACCATCGGCTCACAGACTTATAAAAAGTGTGATATAATATTATTGTAAAAACGAGTGCGTAGCATATAAAAACCTCGGAAAGTTTGTGTAGTTTGTCGGCTCACAAAAACTCCGAAACGTGGTATAATATATATGTAAGCACAAACGCTTACCGAGCGGTACCAACTCCCCCTTCTGAGGCCGCTCGTTAAACGGTGGATGAGTGTTTCAGAAGCACGTTACCGGCAAGGTAAAAGTGCAGGTGCAAATCCTGTGTTCACCGCCAGGTGCCATGTTTGTTGTTGGACATAGCGCCTCCTTTCTGGGCCATGGCGGCTGTGGGTTTTTCCTAAGTTTTCCCCACCCTGCCCGCAGAAGCTGCACGGTGAAAATCCGGTTTTATGTGACGCCGTTTAGCGTGGTGGTTGAACGGTAAGACAAAGCGGACGGACGCTTGACAGTTCGGACAGACGAACAACCCTTCTATAAGAGGAGATTGAATCATGAAAATTCAAGACATGGCGATGGACCGCCGACAAGCAATGAACCATGTTACAGATTTAGCGCCGAAATTTGTTAAGTGCTTTAACAAAACTTGGCGTCATCCTCAGTCAAGGCGCTGTAATCATTATGCAAATAAGATGCAAGTGTGGCTTGACCAGATACTCGAAATCAAGTTGAAAGAAACCGGCAAATCATTGTCACTTCAACAGAAAATGGACTGGTTCTTTACAAATGGATCGGATTCCGAAACCCTGTTCAAAGATCGAGTTGAAGCAATGGTTTATGATGATTTTATTGAGAAAGTCGTTTTTAACAATGACGTGAAGAAAAGTCTGAGTGACGTGGGCTTGCTTTAATGAGCCTGACTGTCGGGAAAGATCGACACATATATCCCCTTCAAATGGCATGCGGTCTCCCGTTCAAGTCGGGCGAGGGGAAAATCCGGTCTGTTGTATTGGTTGTGCGATTGAAATACACAGTAACACCGAGTAGCTCTCGATGGCACCTGAATCGCAACAAAGCGCGGTTTGTCATAAGACGTATGGGCGGGTGATGGACTATTCCTGCCAAAACAATTAACCGGCGTGGGATGTTCCCAGTTCGGTAGAGCACGATTTGGGCAGTTCAGTGCTCAGATAGAAGAAACTGCTAAAGCCAACGGGCGGGATTGTTAACACCTCGCATGGGTAGATGGTAGAGAACGGTGATAACCTACTCCGTTCAAAATGACTCCCTTTTGAGCAAACGGTTAAGGAGCATTTCTTAACAGAAACCGGACTACACGCTTGAGTTTGACCCGGGGCTATACAGCGTGTACCTGGAATAATGTGTAATTCATTGGGAGTCTGTTTTATTGTTGAGTCGCCAAGCGGTAAGGCAACGGTCTTTGACGCCGTCACTTCGTAGGTCCGAATCCTACTTCAACAGCCAGCGTGCCGAGCACGCACACCACCTTCTCTCCGGAACAGGTGCCCATATGTGGGTTAAATGGGCGCGATAGCCGTCACAGCCTGTTTCGAGATTATATCAGCCAGAGGTGCGAGATGTCTATGAGTTCGCCGTGTAAAGATTGCCAAAAGAGACACCCGAATTGTCACAGCACATGTCCGGGTTATCTTGAGTATAAGAAAACACGTGAGGAGATTTATAAAAAGCGGGCTGAAGCCTATGCTGTTGACCCGGAACTGAAAGTCTACAAACGAAAACGGAGATAAATATTGTTTTACGAGGAGAGGAGAAACAAATATGCACTTATCACATTCAGGCCTGCAGTTATTATTAACATGCCCGGCCTCTTATTTTTTGTCTAAAAAACAAGGAATAAGCCTGAAAAAAGAGTCCCGCGCTTTGCAAGTCGGCTCGGCTTTCCACTGGGGCTGCGAGCATGGAACCGAGGATTTGAAGGGCTATCTTGACGAGATTGACCCGTTTCAAAACCTCTACAATGACTTCACGAAAGAGGTCGTACTCGCAACAGGAATGGTCCATGGCTACCTTAAAAAGAAGGACGAAATCTACAAGAAGATTTTGACGGACTATGACGGCATTACGCCGTTAACACTTGTTGAAGAGTTCCACGAGCTTGACCTGCTATGTGATCTACCATCTTTCCGGTTTGAGAAATCTCATGAATTCCACGGCATCATTGACTTGTTGATGCTGACTGATAAGGGCTGGATTATTCTGGACTACAAAACATCGTCGATGCGTCCCGACTTTGACAAGTACCTCGACCAGGTGCTGCGTTACTGCTGGATGGTTGAGCAGAAGTTTCCCGAAATGCCGATTTACAAAGTCGGTATCATTAATGTGCGGAAGACCGGAATTAAGTTGCGGCAGGGTGAGAACGAACAGAACTATGCAATGCGAATCAAGCGTGAGTATGATTTCGACGACTGCGACTTGATTGAATATCACGAGTTCAAGCCAGAAGATTTTGAAAAATCGAAAATGGACCTGTATATTACGAACCTTTCCAGAATGGCAGATTTTGCGCAGGAGATTGAGGACAACAACTTCTGGTTTATCAATTACGGAAATGCGGTTTCTGTTTACGGGAAGTCTGAGTTCTGGGACCTGTTTTACAAGACACCCGACTGCAAGTATCTTTACAAGGTCTATGACCCGATGTTCAACACGGACCTCGGAGAAATGTCGGATTTCCGAGATGCTACCGATCTTGATATCAACAGCCTGGAACTCAAGAATCCTTTGAATCATTTTGTTGATTTCAGGAAAGCCTTCGAACGGCTTCCGATGTCCAAAATTCCTGCGATGGTGCTCGCAGAACAAGATGTTTGTTATATCACGTGTACAAACTATTGCCGGGAGCACTATAACACGGATGACGAGCTGCTTGCTCGTTATTGGAACGAATTGATGCGCGTGCTTCAGGAGGAATTAAATGATAATCAAGGTAAGAACCCCGGGGGAGCTTGCGCCTCTGAAAAGCCGGTTCAAAGTGATGTTCACTGAAACAAGAATTGCCGTTTACGATAACGATACGGAAAAACTCAAGGCCTATCCCCTTGACGAAGCTATTACTCTTGTTACAGGTGAAAACGAGGCATTCACCATTTCGAGGTTCGCAATCTTTGCATGGCGGACCAGATTTCATTCAATCGCGGATATTTTTGATGTCCAAAACGCAATTGCAATGGCCCGTTTGAACGGGTCGAAAGGAACTGATCTTGATGAGATTGAGAGGTATATATGATGGTTATAATGGGACAATGCAAGTATCAATTACCGTGTGGGTTATGTGAATTGAAAAAGGAACCGTGCACCATGATGTTTCATGAAAAGCAGTTTCTTACCCCTTTCGATGATAGTCGCAGCCCGATAACAACCCCGTTTATGAATCGTGAGGTGACGTGTGATAATTCGTCGGCTCAGTCAAACACTGACACTATGGTATAATACATATGTACCAAGTAAATAAAAGGAGAGATTAACATGGCAAAAAACATTAAAATGGTTTTGTATGGAGAACCGGGCGTCGGCAAATCGACATTTGCCGCCGGGGCTCCGAGGCCGTTCTTCATCACGACTGACGGCAACTATGAGTACCTTGAAGATTTCTGCGGTATGAGGGCTGAAGACCATCAGCAGTGCTTCAGCTGGGCAGAAATGAAAAAGGCATTCGCTCGCGACTTCTTCAATTACGACACAATTGTTGTCGACCTTCTCGAGGACAGTTATCTGTGGGCAGACAATGAATTCTGCCGCGATAACAAGCTGCTGCATATTTCCGACCTCGGATATGGCAAGGGCTACGGCATTCTCGGTAACGAGTTTTTCATCGAGTATCAGAAGCTGCTCGCTCTTCCGAAGAACATCATCCTGTTGATGCATGGCGTCACCGAGGTTCTGAAGGACCGGCGAGGCGTTGAGTATTCGAAATACGGTCCTTCGAAGTTGCTCCGCGACAAGATTGTCACACAGCTTGAAGGCCGTGTTCGTTTCTTCGTTCGGGCATATGCCGAGGCAAGTGAAGGTCCTGACGGTCGTCTCCAGACAAAACGTTATCTGAGCCTGTCGCCTGATGGGCATACGGAATACGGTATCACACGAGGCTTGAGCTCCGATGCTCCGCACTCGATTCCTCTTGACTGGAATGCGTTTGTCACAACGGTTGACCAGTACACCCTTAAAGCAGGTCAGTCCGATCGTGTAACCGCGACGGTCGGTGTTGATGCTCTTGCGATGACTCTGAACGCTGCTCATGAGGCAACGGAGGCGATTGTAAAGGCTGTCGAAGGTCCTGCCGAACCTACTTCTGCTAAACCCGCTCCGAAGCCTCGGAGAACCCGTAAGCCTGCGGCAAAAGCAGAACCCGCGCCTGAACCTACCGAAACAAAGAGTGATATTGATGATGTCGATGCAATCCGTAAGAAGCTCGCAGCCGTTCTCAATGATCCGAACAAAGCAATGGCTCCGACTCCGATTCCGAAGGCACCTGAGAATGGTGAAGAAGATGTATGCGAAAATTATGAAGTGCCTCCGTTCGAGGTTGATAAGCCCGCGGCTCCTGCTGTGGCAGCAGCACAGCCTGCAGCCGAACCCGTTGCAGAGACTCCGGCTCCGGCTATGACTCAGGCAGAAAAACTTGCAGCTATTCGTGCAAAGATGGCTGCGCTCAAAAACAAATAAAAGAGAGAGGTAAATAACAATGGCAGATTTTATCAAACTTGGAGATGTTCTTTCTCAGGTAAACTGGTCGACTGTAACCGAGCAGCAGAGCTTTGAAGACCTTCCTGAAGGCTTCTATCTGTGCGAGGTTGAAAAGGCAGAGCTCAAAATGAACAAGGCAGAGACCAACATGCAGGTGTCTTTCACTTATAAGGTTGTCGAACCGGGTCTTGCAGAGGCAATCGATGACAGAGGCAATTCTGTACTGAGAGAGATTCCGGGCACTGTTAACCGGAAAATCTTCAAGTATTATCCTTTCAAGGATGCGAACGGCGTCAAGAGATTCGTGGTTGATATGATTAAGTTCGAAGCTCCGGATACTCCCGGCGAACCGATTCTGCCGCCTGACTACTTCATGACAGAAGAAACATTCCCGGATGCTCTCAACTGCCTGATCGGCTGCAGAATCTACATTCAGGCAGCCTACAAGGAGGCCAATGGGCAGAAGAACTGCTGGTATGATGTTGTCGGCTGGGACAGAGCTGAGAAGATGCAGCTGCCTGTTGACTGATAAGATATTACATTATTACGATAGAAAGGAGGTAATAATTAGTGAAAATTCTAAAAGCTTACAAATACAGAATTTATCCAAATAAAGAGCAAGAAGTTTTAATTCAAAAAACTTTTGGTTGCTGTCGCTTTGTATATAATAAAGTACTTGCTTATCGTATAGAACTTTATCAAACATGTGGGAAATCAATAAGTAAATTTGATTCAATAAATTATATGGTTAGAAAACTAAAGCCAAAATATGATTGGCTTTTAGAACCAGATAAGTTTGCTTTATCAAGTGCAATTGAAAATTTGGATTTTGCATATCAAAAGTTTTTCAAAGAGCATAGTGGATTTCCAAAATTCAAAAGTAAACATAATTATAGAAAATCATATACAACTAAAATAAGTGATAAAAATATAGAAGTTTCTTTTGAAAAAAATCAGATCAAGCTTCCAAAATTACATTGGATTAAAGCCCGATTTCATCGAGAATTTGTTGGGAAAATTAAACAGGCAACAATATCACAGAATCCTTCCGGAAAATATTTTGTGTCACTTCTTGTTGAGCAAGAATATATTTCATTACCAATAATTCATTCTACAATTGGGTTAGATTTAGGAATTAAAGATTTAGTTATTACTTCCGATGGGAAGAAATATGCTAATCCAAAAACTCTTGCTAAATATGAGAAGAAAATAGTAAGAGAACAGAAAAGATTAGCACATAAACAAAAAGATTCTCAGAACAGAGAAAAACAGCGTATTAAAGTAGCAAGACTTTACGAAAAGATTCATAACATCAGATTAGATTACTTGCATAAAATATCTAATGAAATTATTAGCGAAAACCAAGTAATAGTTTCAGAAGATTTAGCAGTGTCTAATATGATGAAGAATCATAAATTGGCAAAATCTATTGGTGATTGTAGTTGGTATGAATTAACACGGCAGTTAGAATATAAAGCGAAATGGAACGATAGACAATATATAAAAATTGGAAAATTTGTTCCATCAAGTCAAATTTGTAATTGCTGCGGGTATCGGAATCAGGAAACAAAAGATTTGTCAATCAGAGAATGGATTTGTCCAAATTGTGGCGTAAAACATGATAGAGATATTAATGCTGCTAAAAATATTTTGGATGAAGGATTAAAACTAATTATATGAAAAATAACGAAATAGGGCAGGAGCTGTCCAAATTAAAGCCTGTGGAGTTAGTAGGTTACGAAAACGAAGAAGCAGGAATCATTAGGAGTAATTTATGACAGCTTTTAATATTATTGAAGCTATCAATGCAAATAAATTCTTATGTGAAGCTCACTTTCTGCGATATTGTTTTGTGAATAAAGAAAAGGTCCCGTTTCAATACAACGGGACCGATTCTGCAAGACCGAATGTTGCCTCGGATTTCGTACCGCTCGGGCAGCTTGATCTTGCGAAAGCGACCGAGTTTGCGGGCGTGGGTGTCTCGATTCAGGCATCGGGAATCTGCGCAATTGATGTCGACAAGTGTTTCCGGGTGCCGTTCGACTTGTCAACGGCCGACGGAAGGGCTCAAGATATCATTAATATTTTCGGTGACAAAACGTATATCGAATTCAGCTTTTCAGGAACGGGGCTCAGAATCCTGTTCAGGGCTGCTCCGATATCGGATTACGAGAAACGCTATTATATCAAGAACAGCCGGACACAATGCGAGTATTACTACCCGCAAGGTTCGAACCGGTACGTGACCGTGACCGGGCGAACAATTATTTATGCCGGTATCAATTTCTTACCCGAGGCAATTCTGAAAGTGTTCCTGGACACGTACATGATTCGTCCGGTTAAGAGTACAACTGGCTCTGCCAGGGAACCGATTCAAGGCGACCGAAACAATTTATTACTTCACTTTTTGCGAACTAATAAATCGTTTCAGGACAACTGGTTTGATAAAGCGCCTGGAAGCGGTTCGAATGAAAGCGAGCGGGATTTCTTCCTGTTGAAGTTTATTTTTGAGAACATTACCAACAATCAAGAAGAAGCGAAAACAATCTTCGAGGAAAGTCCGTTCTTCAAATCGAAGGATCGGAAACACATTTACAAGTGGACACGGGCCGATAACAGGTATTTCAACTATCTTTATAACGTCATTTCAGGAGGAGAATGAACATGACGATAGAACGTTTTAACACAATCGTAGAGCAGCAGCTCACGAAAACGGCGGACCTTTTGACGGCAAAAGGTAATGAGTATGCACCGGACGTTGACCGTCTGGCGGCCTTCAAACGGGCCGCAGACCTACAACAGTGCTCGGTTCCGGAAGCTCTCGGAGGCATGCTCGCAAAACATATCGTGTCGATTTATCAGATGCTTCCTGACGCGAGCCTCTACACGAGCGAAAAGTGGGATGAGAAAATCAATGACGCCATCAACTACCTGCTCTTGCTGAAGGCGTGCATTGCAGACGAGGAGGGTGAAGAATGAAAAAAATCGAAGTAAAGGTTTTGAATCCCGAGGCTATAAAGACAGCCTCGGATATGTGCGTTTGTGCGGCAAGACTGACTCAGCGCGGTCACAGAATGAAGTCCATGGATGACTTCATGGACCTCTATCATAAGTCTTATAAGGATGAGACTTTGAAGACGATGACTCATTTGCCTCATCCGACGATTCAGAAGTTTGCAGTCATCAACGTTGTGATTTTCGGCGCAAGTCGTAGAGTACTCGGGCAACTCACAAGGCACCAGAACGAAACAAAGTTCATGTCCGCCTCGCTTCAGTACAGCAATTATTCTGATGATTCGGATTTTGTTGTACCGTATAGCATCATTCAGCAAGGTCCGAATGCAGAAAGACGTTATCTTGAGAATTGCCGGTTTGCAATGGGTGAGTATAAACTTTTCAATGACCAGGGCATTGATAACGATGCTTGCGGATATATGGCACCTCAGGGCTTGAGAAACGTTCTCATTATGTCCTGTACGCCGTATCAGTGGAAGCACATTATCAGTCAGAGAACATGCCGCCGCAACACTCTTGAGACTCAGTATGTCATGTTGAAAATCTGGGAAGAGTTTTACAAGTTGGACCCGATTTTCTTTGCACCGGATACAACGGGTCCGTTCTGTCAGCGAGGCTCTTGCAAAGAAGGCAAAATGTCTTGCGGTAAACCCGTTGATACTGCAATGACACCGACCGATATTCTTCATGCGGATTTCCCGTTGCTGTATGCGCCCGACTAAAACAGAGTACTACCTCACAATTGCCGACGCTGTTGCAGCACGTTCTACGTGCTTGCATCAGCAATACGGCGCGATTCTGGTCAAGGATGATGAAATCATTGCGACCGGATATAACGGTTCGCCGAGAGGCGAAGCTAACTGTTGTGACTGCGGATGTTATCGGGATAAAGCAGAAAAGCCGATTGACCCGGGTTCTGCAGTCCACGGTTTGAAATACGGTCTTTGCGTAGCAGTCCATGCAGAGCAAAACGCGCTCTTATCGGCAAGGCGCTGTGACATGAAGGGCTCTACTCTATATCTTAGTAGCCTTGACCCTTCAAATATTCCGGAGCCTTGTAACATATGCAACCGGATGCTCAAAAATGCGGGTGTGGCAAAGATCGTGACAAAATTCTATGAAAGGGATATCACATGAAGATTAAAATCTATCGTTTCTCCAACATGGCTCATCTGGAGCGTGCTCATTACAACGATTCCGGCGCAGACTGTTTTTGCTGCGAGACAGTAACAATCCCGCCTCGTTCAACGGTAAAAATTCCGACCGGCATCGGCGTTGACCTTCCGGACGGTTATGATATCGTTGTTCATTGCAAATCCGGCCTTGCAAGTAAAGGAATCTTTGCAGCGAATTGTCCTGTTGATGCGGGCTACCGCCCGTCTGGCGAAGCAGACTCGGCGGGTTATTATCATCCGGGGCAAGGCGGACAGATTCACGCGGTACTGCTCAACACAACTGATAAGCCTTATACGTTTCAGGCAGGAGATAAAATCGGGCAGTTCGTTGTGCGTCCGGTTATTTATGCCGATTTCGTAGACAGCCTCGGAGACGAACGCGGAGGATCGGGGTTCGGCTCCACTGGCAGATGAATATTGCAATATTTGACTTCGAGGTTTTTCGGTACGATACATTACTCGGCTACGGGTTTGTCGATCTGAAAACGGGCAACATTGACTTCAAGCAGACGTGGAATCTTGACGAGATGCGGGAGCTGTATAATACCTATGCAGCTGACACCATCTGGGTTGGATGGAATAACAATCATTACGACGATTTGATTTACGAGGTGATTGTTAAGAACACCATGTCTCCGTTTGTGAAGTCGAAAGAGCTGATTGGTAAAAAATGGAAGCCGTTCTGTAGGTTTCCGTTTTTCGGATATGATTTGTTGAACGGCTTCCTGAACCCTCCGAGTTTGAAATTAACAGAGGCTTTGGAAGGCGATTCAATCGACACGACCGAGGTTGATTTTGATTTGCAGTGGCCTCTGACTCCTGAAGAGCGGCGGCAAACCGAACAGTATAACATGTCTGACCTGAAGCGAACCTACAAGAATTTTTGTAAGTTCAAGGGAAAGTTTGAGCTCCGTCTGAGTATGATTAACGAGTTTAAAATTCCGCTTCAGGATGGCTTGCATATGACTGGCACCCAGATTGCAGCCGCTGCTCTCGGAGCAAAGGCGATTCCCGGAATCGAAAATCAAAAAATCAAGCCTATGTTGTACCCGACATTACAAGTAAAGAATCAAGAAGTGATTGACTGGTTCCTGAACGAGAAGTTTCGGGAAAAAGAAAACATCAGGATTAAAATTTGCAATACAACGGTAAATTTTGCCGCGGGCGGTGCTCATTCCGAGTGTGACAAATATCATGCTTCAAAGGCAATGTATGCCGACATTTCGGGTTATTACAACCTCGTGATGATGAACTTTGACCTCTTGCCTCGAACACTCGGAGAATCCGGAAAAGAGCTCTATAACTTCATGTATCACGAACAGTTGAGACTGAAGAAGATTGACCCCGCAAAACGGAAGATTTACAAAACGGTCTGCTTGTCTGTTTTCGGTGCTATGAATAACGAACACACCGATTTCTACGACCCTCAGAAGGCGCTGCTTGTCACGTCATCCGGGGAGATGTTTATGCTGGACCTTCTCGAAAAGCTGGACGGTCTCGGTACTGCCTTTAACATCAACACCGATGGTATTATGTTCGAGCCCTTTGATTGGAAAGATGAAGAGAAGATTCGCAACATCATTCAAGAGTGGGTCGATCGCAACGGATTCAGTGTTAAGACCGGTATTATTACAGATTACCACGGACGCGATGTCAACTGTTACGTGATGCACGAGCCTGATGGGTCAATCTGTTTCAAGGGTGAAGCAACAAAGAACTACGATATTTCGGATGAGGCTTTTGCCGAAGGTTCGTTCTTCAACTGCAAAGAGCCTCCGATTATTGCAAAGGGCATTGTTGCAGCATTTCTCGATGGAATCTTGCCGGAACAGTTTGTTGCCAATAACCGAGATGATATGCGGCTTTACCAGTATACCTGCAAGAAAAACTCATATGATTACCTTATGTATAAGATGACGACGCTGTCAGACGGGTCAACAGCCGAGTACGAGATTCAGAGTCCGAGTCGGTGCTTTGTTAAGAAAGGCGTCGATACAGTCGGCACTGTGATAAAACATCGAACCGTAAAGGGCAAACACTCTTTCGCGAAGGTGCAAAGCCTCCCTCAGAGCGTGTTCGTCTGGAACAAAGAGATTCTTTCTCTGGAAGCTGTAAAAGAGATTTCAAATCAACTCGACTATGACTATTACGTCAACCGGATTTATCAAAGAATTAACGAGTATCTTTGAGATTCCCTATTTACAAATTCTCTCGAGTGTGGTATAATATTATATATGGAGGTGATATTACATGAGAATTACAAAAACGAAAGATAATGATTATTTAGTAGGCGATCGTTATTACTATTTTAACGACAGCACGATGTCTCGAATTCTTGAGCATGCCAAAAACGGGATGTTTGTTATTTCAGCAATGAGAGGCGGATTTCCGATTGGTAAACCTTTTGAAGAGTTTACTCCTGAAGAACGTGAAAAATATAAAGCCGATAAGGCTTTGACGGAGCAACTTGAGAACGATATCAAAGCTGCAGGGCTTGGATACATTCCGTCAGTCGGAGGCTTCAAAGAAACGAATGATGACGGCGAAATGGTCGATGTAAATGAGTTCTCGTTTATCGTACCTCGCAGAAACAATCAGATGTCGAATAAGGAGTTTGTTAAATTTGCAGTCAGTCTTGCAAAGAAGTATAACCAGAATTCTGTTCTGATTGCCGGAATTCCGGAAATTTCAAATGGACAAATCAGATATCTTAAACCAGATGAATTTGTCAACATCGATTGGGAACAGACTAAGAAACCGGATTTCACAGAAACAAAAGTTTATCGTGAGCCTGATACCGAAAAGCGTCCTTATTACACAGCACCAAAAAAGCTCGGCGGACGCAACTTCGTGTTCGATTCTGTATCTCAGCGTAACATGAGCCATATCGTCGGTATACACCATGTGTTCGGACAATACGGTTGGTGGTCGGCAAACAAAAATAATGAAATTGTTATCAAAAAGGAGATTTGAACAATGGAAAATTTTAACCTTGAATCGCAGATGTATAAGCTCAACGAGCTGCAGACCGAGCTTTCTCGCGGCAGAGAACAGTATATGAAAGCGCTTCCTCAATACGATGCTCTGCTCGACATCATCAAAAAGAGCGAGCGTGAGGATGAGCTTCCTGAAGGCTTCGTTTCTACAACCGAAGGTGACCGCAATAACATCCAGAAGGGTCTCTGTAATATCGAGCACCGTCTCGGATATATCGGAATTCTTCTTGAGAAGGCAAAGGAGAATCCGGAAATCGACGGTATCGTTACATTGACCCTTTTGTCGCTCGGTATTGGGCTTGGAGAATTTGAAGAGCCTCATGAGATTCTCCAGAATGAAAAAAACGACTAAAAATCACGGCGCGGCGACATCGCCGCGCCTCTTTTCACAGGAGGTGTTATATGAACCGATCATGGGAAAAGCTGACCGGTGTGCAGCGGGCTTTATATCGGCAGCTTTATAAGAAGTCGTTCTACGATTTCGTCAAAGATTTCTGGGAATGCTGGGACCCGAGCCCTCTTGTTGACGGGTTCCTCGTTCAGTTTTATTGCGAAACATTCCAATACTATTGCAAGACCTGGGTTGGGTACGATGAGAAATTTATCAAAGTGCCGGATGCTTATAAGGACTATACGGTTATTGATTGCCGAGTCGGCAAACGCAACCTAAATATCAATGTGCCTCCTCGGCACTCCAAGTCGGCAATTTTCAATGTTGCTGGACCTGTCTGGCTCTGGCTCACATATCCGATTAAGGCAGCATCAATCTCTCACACATTCGGCTTGTCCAAAGATATGAACAGCAAAAGGCAGAAGCTCATCAACTCCGAGAAATTCCAATTCTTTTTCGGGAACGACTTCCATCTTATTAGTAACACAGCGGACGTCTTAAAAGACGACCGTGGCGGCGAGCTATATTCAAAAAACAGAGATAGCATGACCGGCTTTGGTTGTGACCTCGCAATAGTCGATGACGTCACAAATGCTGAGCAGGCTCGCAAAGATAAGCAAGAAATGGCCAACGCATGGAGCTTCTTTCAGAATACTCTGCCCTCTCGTATCAATGATGTTAAAACAGGTATCATTATTAACATTCAGCAGAGGCTTGCTCCGAACGATATCACGGGACATATCATGAATGACCCGAAACTTAAGGACACGTACCTCTTTATCACGCTCCCGGCTATCTTTGAAGAGAACACTGTTTTGCTATGTCCGATATCGGGTGACATCCTCGCCTTCAATGCCGGCGATCCGTTATGGCCGGAACGGTTCGGGAATTACGATGCATTGCGATTCCAGGTCGGTGAAGGAGTGTTTCAGACACAGTATCTGCAGAAGCCCGTTGCATCTGACCGTACGGTCATAAAACCGTACATGCTCAACGAGGTGGATGCAGTAAATGCACCGACAATCGACCAGGCAGATATGATATATGCCTCGCACGACTTCCCCGTAAAAGACAAAGAAACCTCGGACTTTTTGGGCTCAATTCTTGCGTACAGAATCGGTCCCAACATCTATATCAAGGACTGCTTGGAAAAGAAAATGGCGTTCGTGGAGTCCATCAATTATGCCGAATCCCTGAGTGGCTTTTACGCCGGCATCATTCAGATTATCGAGGACAAGGCCAACGGCTCACCGATTATCCAGCAGCTTCATGAAAAGATTGCCGGAGTCCAGGCTTTCCAGCCGGGCACTAAGTCGAAAATGCAGCGCCTTGAGTCGGCAACTATTTATCTCCCTAATGTCTACTTTGTCAAAACAGATTATAACAAGTTGACCGGTGAGTATAACCTTTCCGAGCCTCTTGAAAACCTGAAGCGCCGACTGTTGAATTTCCCGTTTGTCGAACATGATGATATCGTCGATGCCTTCACCCAGCTCCTCCTGTTTGTCTTTATGGATAGACAGTTCATGGTTTACGGCAGGGCCTTCAACGAATACAATCTCATTGACTACGAGAAACAGAATGGTGAGTACTCCGCAATCTTCTTCAACAAAGACGGTGACCTTTGGAAGGTATGCGATGTGGCAATCCGATATGGGGTCGACACGAAGATGGTGGTGAAACGCGAGACGTTGTTCCGGGCCTCTCCGGAGGAAGGCCTTAAACAACTAAAGGAATTTGCTCCCGACCAGAATCTCTTTATTGATGCATCCTCGATTTCGAGCTTTTACGGCACTTATACAGAAGGCCTCGCGATTGAACATTACGCGATAGATAACTTTGAGCTTTCGGTCAACAATTTGAATATGGCCTTTGGCAAGAAGGCCGTATTGATTGATAGACAGTGTAAAGCAACAAAAGCAGATATCGAGAGCTTCAAGTATGACAAAAACAAGCAGGGCGATAACTTCACCTTCAAGACAGAGCAGGACGGCTTTGTGTCATGCCTGCGTGTTGCGATGAAATATTTCGCAGTAACGGTATAACAAAAGAGAGGGCCCTTTAGGCCCTCTCAAAAAATTTATTACCGGATTTTGTTGCCTGCGCCTCGAACCAGATTGCATCATACTCTGTGGTCGGCCACTTTTTCATCTTATATTGAATTTCACGGAACCAATATCGGATGACGCTCGGAAGAGCGATAACAGTCAGGAAGTACGGGCCGTAAGCAGCATTCTGGAAAGAGTGGCCATGTTCGTGCTCGGCGCACCACTTATGCCCGAAGATAAACATTCCGAGACTGAAGCCCCAGTTAACGGGAAGCTGCATGTAAATGCAGCGGCCGTACTTCTGAGGCTTTGTTTTTGTCAACAGGCACAGCATAACAATCAGCCCGAGAATGTTTGCAAGAATTCCCCATGTCCATTGAAGAAAGTAAAACAGGAATTTGTTTCGAATAACAATCGCCTTGTGATGCATGAGCCACAGAAAATCTGAGAGAAAATATATTGCAAACGAGATCATTTTCGCAACCTCCATAAAATATAAATGTGGTAAACCGAAAGAATGATATAACAGGCGAGAACAATATACGAAAGGATTTTACAGAGCTTGTGTTCTCTGAAGCGATAGAGAGTGAAGATGCAGCACCCGATAAAGAGAATTTTCCACTCGGCTGCCCTTGCTGTGTCCGTCAGGAACAGCCGGCCAATCGGGTTCTGCTCGATTTCAATACCGTACTTGCTGACGAGATATGTCGTGCAAATAAGGTCGAAAATGTTTAGAAGATAAATTATGATATACATTTATTTAGCCGGTTAACCTATACACTGGAAGGTTTGTATTTCACATCCTCATAATCAAAAATCTTCCAAACGCCGGTTGTGTCTTGTCCAATCTGTAACCTGTTGTGTAACGATATCTTATACAGTTCACGATGTTCAGGCAAGACGCAATCGCATTTATAAGGGTATGTGACAATATTCCGTAGCCGCTCTTGCTTTAAGCCCCACCAGTGCCGTTCCGTTCTTGCAACGAGCGGTTGATTTTTTGACAATCGGAACTCCATTCGATTTGCTAATACTCCACGAATACCAATCGGGAGTTTATAAACAAATCGTTTTCCAACAATAACGATGCGATTTGTTCCAAACTTAATTGTCATAATCTCTTTGCCTTATTAATCCGCATTTGTTCTTCTTCACTGATGAGACGTTCTCCATAATACTTCATATCTTTTATTGCATACCTATTTGGTATCCGAGAGCCAGAGGTCAAAATACCATTAGCAAACAAGTTGATATACTTCTCTGTTCCGATATTATAATATGAAACTTCTTGCTCAACAATCTCCTGCAAAACAAGGGCAGTAAATGTTCCTTTGTCTGTAAACGTTTTATCACCAACATTCGTTTTTGTACCGGTATATGTAAATGACTTTGCTGTATCATTATAAATACGATGGAAGCCTTTACTCGGTCCGCCGACAAAACCTACCTCAGAGCCATTGTCAAATCGGCAGAGATTGTACGACGATGCCACACGTTCTTTAGAAATCCAAAGGGGTTTTGCAGAATCAAATTTTCCTTCATAAAAATTCCAAACGAGAAGATTATCGTCAAACGTAATATCTTCTATCTTCTTCGTTGATCCATCAGCAAGAGTAATGTCTGTTCCAGAAACGATGCACCTGTAAGCTCCGCAATCAACGAATGGGACATTCAGTTGATCCATTATTTCTTTTGTAGTAGCCTCTAATCCAAACACACTTCTTATTGAGCCACCTGTTAAAGTATCTCCGCTAGTACCTCCAAAAAGTGTAACGGACGTGGCAGTTTGAGATACAATATTAGACATGTTATTTCCGCTAATTAAAGACCTTTGCCAAGAAGAAGTCGATGCATTATACGTTAATGTAAATAAATCATCAACATACTCAAATTTGTATTGTACAGTATATACTTTACTTTGATCCATATTTTGAATCGTCGGTTCCAAATCTGTGCCGCTAACAGAAATATTTGCAGTTTCAAACTGCCCACCTTTCGTTACCGTCACACTATTACTGAAACTCGAATCTCCGAATCCAGTACCTTTCGCTCTCAGTTTCACAACGTGGTCACCGTCGGCAAGGTTAGCCCACTTTGTTGACGTGGAGAGGTCGTATGATTTACTCACTAAAAATCACCATCCTTTCATAAGTCCAGCTTTTTAGAGAGAAGCTGGAGGAAACTCTTGTGTTGTTGGTAAAGTGTTAATCGTACCAGGCGCCAAACCTGACAGTAGAATCCATTGTTAATGTAAAATTGTCTGATATTGCTTCATACTCTTCATATTGTACCTCGCACGTATGTTCATTATTAAAAACAATTTGACCATATGTGTCGCTACCGTTTTTACGAGTAGCTTTGAACTTTATAGCGGCAACATTAGTTAATGTCGTTCCGGCTAAAGGATATAAATCATTCCATGTATTTCCATTGTCAAGGCTATAAAAATCGATATTTTGTACTTCTGCTTCTTTTATAATTGATACGTTATATCCAGTCGCACCACCCGTCGTATTCTCGTAAAGCTCTCCATCAACATACACGTCATAAGACTCCGCGTTCGTGATAGCATCCCACGATACGGTTGTGTCAGTAGCTGTCGCAACAGGAGCGGCAAGTTTCGTGAAGCTGGCTGTTGAAGAGAGGTCGGAGTCGGTGTAGCCGGACGCTTTGGCGCGTACAGACAACGCATAGGTACCGGCAGGGAGAGACTCGTAACCCGAGAGGGTGGTGAGGTCGATTGAAATGCGAGGTGTTTCAATGTTTGCTATAAACCATGTATAGAAAGCGTCGTCAACCGTTTGGTCGCTTTCAACAATTATTGTACGAAATTTTGTCGTATCGGTTGCTGTAAACCTATCTGTGACAGAATCAAAATCACCATTATAGTAGAATCTGTACCACCCTCGCGCTGCTTCATATGTTTTTCAGACCATTCGGTTGCTCCTGGCGAGTTAGTCATTTTTACTATCGCTATATTTTTGGTATCACTACTTTGCATATTGCTACCCATAAAAAGATAAGTTCTCGGCTCTGTAGTATAAATGTCATTATTGGTAAGGTCATAAGTTTTGTAAGTAAACTCAGATTGTACCAAGGAGTTTGCCAATGCAGGAACCGCCTTAAACACATAGGTTCCAGCTTTAAGAATTGCCATATCTCACTACTCCCTTCACTGATTCATTCAATACCCACGTTTCAGTTGCCAAATTAAATCACCATCCTTTCTATAGCGGTCTAACCTATACTACCGCTGGAGGGTGTGTAAGAATTATGCTGTAAAATGAATAGTTGTAATCATTATTTCGCCAGCAGATGGTCCAAAGCCAATTTCGTTGTATGCTACATTAGTTTTTGTAACATAATATACTTCAGAGTCGTTGTGTTTACCATTAACTTCTATTCCACTACCATCACCGTTTGTTGTTTCAATAGTAATAGTACAGGATTTTGTAAGCGTATACGGTACAGTAACGACTTCCCCATCTACTTTAACGGTTAATGTCGATCTATTTGGAGTTGCCGTTAGAGTGTATTCAACCGTATACGTCCCCAAGCTGTTACTCCCTGCAAACACCTCATACTGCTCCGCATTAGCCACCTCGTCAAAGCTCAACGTGTTGTCGCTCACTGACAAGTTAGTCGGTGCGGAAAGTTTAGGCTGTGTTGCGGCAATTGTAATCGTCACCGATCCCGTTGCGTTTGTAATTGTCAACGCTCCTGTTGCGGGTTTCCAGTCGCTCGTAGCACCAGTGACCGTGACTGTGTCGGGGAGATTATAGCCCGTTGCCGCAGCATAATTCAACACAAGTGTCTGGCCTGCCGCAATGACGGTCGGATGAGTGCCACTCTTCGTCACATTGGTCAGGTTTTCGGTAATGGCATACGTGATGCGGACTGCCATGATAGTGATTGTCACGTCACCGGTCGGGTTCGACACAACAAGTGTGCCGGTGGACTTCGTCCAGTTAGAAGTTGCGCCAGCAACGGTAACGCTATTAGGAAGCGTGTAATTCGCATCGGCGGTAACTGTAAATGTCGTTTGTCCGATCCGTGTAATTTGTGAAACGGCAGGTGACAATGAACACCCCGTTAAATTTGTTGTAAGCGAGACATAAGGTGTCAATACTGTATAAGGTCGGAATTTATATGTTCCGGTGCCGATTTGTACCGGGTTTTTGTAATAACGTTTAAAGGTTGCCACTTTATCAACCCTCCACTATATATAAATCTCCATTGGTGTAATTAGCGTCTGTCGTGCCAGTGAAGCGATAGATTTTTCCGACATTTGCTGCAACAAGCAAAGCATTCATTGCTGCCGTCGTCGCAACATCTTGCGCATACGGCGGCACGTTAACCGTCACCGAGCTAAGCAGCTTCCCGGAGCTCGGTGTAACGGTACTATTTGCAGTTGCTGTTTTTGTTTCACTCGGTGTTGGATTTACCGTAACGGCGGTCATAAACTTACCCGACGTCGCATTAACAGTTGTTGCACTTGTACCGGCCGTCGTTGTCTTTGTTTCAGTAGGAATCGCCGATACTATAACATGGCTCAAGAACTTGCCGGCAGTTGGCGCCACGGTCTGCTCAGAAGTAGTCGGAGCAATAGACTTACTCTCTGTTTCGACAGCCTCGACACTCACAGACCCAAGCCCGGCATATCCGTCGTCTGGCTCGACAGTCTGTGCCACCGTACTCGGCGACACAGACTTATTCTGGAGCTTTGCAGAAACTTTAATATCGTTCTCGCAATACGTGCCTTCTGTTGCGAGAGTCGCGGTTTCTTTGTTGAGCTTAATATTAGTTGTAGCCATAATTTAATCTCCTTTGTTGAAGATAATATTTTTGAAATTGCCAAGTATTTCCACGATTTAAATATTGGGTAACAGATTGTAATTGTTCTGGCGTTTTAATATTACGAATTGTATTAATTCTGGATTTTCGTTTTGAATTATCAATTCGTTTGATAATTTTATTTCCAATAATTTTATATCGCCATCCAAGAAAACAGAAGCCTTTGTGTAATGGAATTAATTGGGTCTTGCTGTTAAATAATAGATGGAGCTTTTCTTTTGCGGAATACCGAAGCTCATTTAACAGTTGCCGATCTGCTAATATAATTATAAGGTCATCCATGTAACGGGCATAGTATTTTACGCGATATTTTTCTTTAATAATACGGTCAATTGTATTTAAATAAAATAGCGCAAACCATTGTGATGTTTGATTTCCAATCGGTAATCCGTTTTCTTCCGGGCTATGATCGATAATATAATAAAGTAATTCAAGAATTTCTTTATCTGGAAATATTGAAATAAGGTTTTTTAGAATATTACGATCAATACTTGGGAAATATTTTCGGACATCCATTTTTAGCACATAGCAGTCTTTATGTTTCCTTAAAACTTTTGTCAATCCTTGCTTTACAAGATTGTTTGCATAGTCGGTTCCTTTACCGATTCGACAAGCACAATTCTCTTTAACAAGACGTTTATCAAAGAAAGGTCTAAGAATTTTATCACATAGAATATGTTGAACAATTCTTCCTTCAAATACCATTGCATCAACAATCCGTTCTTTTGGGTCATATAACTTAAAGCGATAATATTTGAAAATTTTACCCCATTCTTTCTTTTGCAGATATTCCAGAATCTTATTCAAATTATAAAGTTTGTTTTTGTCAAATTCGATAACATCAGGGCTATTAGTCTTGCCCCTATGGGCAAGACGGTAAGCATCGTAGATGTTTTTAAAATTGCACATAATTTCTTGATACATAATATAGTCTCCTTTGACTCATATGAGATATACTACAAAACATACACTCTTTCGACGGTATGTTTACATATGAGTATTTTTCCCTACAACGGGAGGAATACCGTTCCTTTGATTCGTATACTGATCAGTAGCACTTGCTTACTGATATCGGATAGTGAGTCGAATCGGGGCGGACCACGTTAGTATTGTTGACATTGTTGTTGTCCAAGTTGCCGTTGTTGCCATTGACATTGAAAGCATTGCTGGAATCGTCAGAGTTAGCGGAACCCATACAACGGTATACCTTTATATAATTAACGCCGCTTGCTATCTGATACGATCCACTTTTGAATCATATCATATAGTTCCTGCGTTAATTTCGATAGAAAGCCTAATTGCTTTTTGGTGATATAGCTTTGCCTATAACATGATTCAGCAAATATTTCAAGAACCCGAATTGTAGCAATTGCATCTTCTTGATATTCAAGACGGGGTGCAGCTTTAATAATTACATCTTGACAATTTGCCCGTACAATATCTTCCATAATTCGAAATACATTTTTACGCATTTCTGGAATAATATCGCATCTTAATTTCTTCGGGGCTTTGTCTGTAATAATTAAGACATAGTTTACCACATCTTCAATTTTATTAATAATATTGAATTTTGCCATAAGTAAATCTCCTGCAGTGTCCGTCAGGCCTGATGGGCCTAACGGACGGACACTGCTTGAAAGTTATTTTGTCCATTCTACTTTTGATAAATCGATTTGGAAAGCGGGGCGGACCACGTAAGTATTGATGACACGGTAGTTGTCGAAGCGGCCGCGGTTGCCATAGACAAGGAAAGCATTGCTGGAACCGCCAGAGTAAGCGGAACGTGACCAAATATATTTTCCACTTTGTGTCGTTGTCACGTTCCAAAACATTTGTAATACATTTGTTCCAGTCAGTGTTGTATCAGAAGTTCCCATCGAAGTTGTACATTCAAGATAATCCAATACATCTTGCACAGATAAACAATAACAATGCCTCGTGATAGATTCACCATAAGTTGCGTTATCGAGCACCAAATAGTACAAATTACCGTCTGTATCTTTACCGGTATAATGCGAAGGTGTTGGTACAGAAGTAGCTCGAGACCAAGAGTCTTGTGTAAACGTCTTATCAACAATGGCATTTTTCATCGATGCAGACAAACTAGAATAAAAAGTGCTATTGCAATAGGTGTCAATATTCTTTCCAGCATAGGTGTTATTGTAAGACGAATTTGTATCGAATTTCTGCGAACTACTCGCATCATACATCGCCAACACTTCAGCAGTTTTTCCAGATATCTTCAGCACTCTATATTGCCGGCTATCCATTGTAATGATATCGCCTTTAACGGGCATCGTCGGGTCATCGGGTCTGATTAGTCCTGTATACGTCGGAATCGTCCCGGTAATTTTCCCCGCTCCCGTGTAAGCCGTCGCTCCGAGCAAGATTTTTCCAGCCGTCGCCGTCGCGTCACTCAGGTCCGGTGCAGGCACTGCCACATTGACGCTCGCAAAGCTCGTGACATCAGTCGTGCCATTCGCAGTGATGTCTTTCGTGCCGCTCGGGATAATGTACTCATCAGGAATGGGATTGACTGTGACGCTTGACAGCAGCTCGCCGCTGTCAGGGGAGACAGTCTGCGTCTCCTTAGTCGGGGTCGCTGTTTTTGCAGACGAAGGCGTCGGGTTGACCGTCACCGATTTGATACCGATGTTAGAGCCAGTCGGATTAACGGTGGTGGCACTTGTACCTGCCGTCACTGTTTTTGCGGCGTCGAGAGGTGCAGGTCTAACGATAACTTTGCTATAACCAACATACCCATCAGTGGAGAGTTTTGTTTGAATAGACGTAGATGGTGTAACATAAAGTTCAGTTGTACTCGGATAAATTTTGATATTTTCCTTAAAATAATATCCTTTTGTATCGTACTCGCTGCCGTTTACATTAGAAACACTTGCAAATGTATCTACCGATACAGGATTGCCATCGAAATAATCAGTATAGCCTGATAAATCATTTTCAGTTTTGAATATTACGGTACGCGTAAGTCCGCGAGTCCACCCGTTATCGGTAGAATAAATTTGAAACATTGAATACGATGCGGTGTCCGTACTATACAATCTTAGCTGCATAGCATCAAACGATATAAAAATATTTTCAAATGCAATCCAACCAACATCTGTTTGCATAACGCCAGGAAAGTTAAATTCTGTCAAACCGGGAAGTGTTTGTTTGAATATAACTTTTTTGCCGTCTGCAGGGCCTGTAATACTACCGGCGATCTCTTTACCTTTTGCATATGCCGTTTTACCGAAAAGGATATCGTTTGTCGTTGCTGTAGCATCAGCTGTGTTAGCGAGCGGCGCCTTCGGCGTCGCCGTCACTTTCGAGAGAGTGTAGCCATCATCAGGAGTAACATCAACGGGAGTCATTGTCGTCAGGTCAACACTCTTCTCCTGTTCAGGCTTTGCCGTGTTCACATTAACAGTGACGGAGTCAAAGAACTTACCGGTCGAAGGTGTGAAGGTGCCGTTCGCGTCAATTGTTTTCTGCTCGGTCGGCGTCGCGTTAACGGTAAACTTATCGAACAGCTTGCCTTCGGACGGCGTGATGACCTGCGCTACTGCGGACGGAGTCGCAGCCCCGGACTCTGTTGCAACAGGGGCAACGGTAACGGTACCGAGGCCTGCATACCCGGTGTCAGGCGTGACTGTTTGCTCGGCGGTGGCGGGTGTTACAGATTTGTCCTGGAGCGAAACATTGAGAGAGATGTCCTCGGGGCAATACTTTTTCGCGGTCTTAAGTGTTACTCTCTTCGAGTTCAGATTTATTTCCATAGTCAATTACTTCCTCCGTTTCTTCGTAAATGTAAGGAGCATTTTCAACATCGATTGCGGTGTCATATTTTTCGTCGGTGCCTTGTTTCTTGATATAAACTTTCTTATCAGACGAGGTCTTATAGAGCTTGACACCGTCTTTTCTTGTGATGTAAAATTCTCTGATAATCATTCTGTGGCCTCCTCAATTTTATCTGCAAGAGCAGACCAGTTGGTCGCTGCTTTGTACGTGGCGGAAGTGCCGACCGGTACAATAATTTTGTTGATTTTAGCACCGTTAAAAGTGTTCGAGCCCAGTGTTGGCGGAATGGTAGTGAGGATAGTGTAAGTTCCGCCAAGCTCTGTATTGCTTGAACATGCTGCAAATGCATTATTATAGATGATCGATACGCCGTTTCCAATCGTGATATTTGTTAGCTTAACGCAATTGCTAAACATAGAATAAGCGATTTCGGTCATGCTGTTCGGTATCGAGATGCTTGTTAGTTTATAGCAGTCAGCAAATGCATTGCTATAGGCGTGACGTACATGGTCTGGGATTGTGATACTCATTAAATTACTACACGAGTAAAACGCATATGAACCAATATCGGTTATCCCCTTCAAATCATCCGTCGTCACTTCTGTTATAGACCTATTCACCAACTGAGCAAAGAGACTTTTCCCACTCGTAGGTTCAGAGCTCCCATCATAGTCAGCGATAGTGCCGGTCATCTTACCAGTTGCGCCGTACGCGGTCTTGCCAAGGCGGATGTCATTCGCCGTGGCAGTCGCATCGGCAGTCACAGTGCCCGGTTCGACCGTCACGCTGCCGAGGCCGGCGTAATTCGCGTCCGGCGTCACCACCTGTTGCGTGTCACTCGGCGTCACCGTTTTATTTTGGAGCTCCGGCACCACGTCGATGTTCTCAATGCAATATTTTTGCTCGGTCAGGAGCTTCACGCCTCTCGGAGATTTAATTTTTATTTCCATTAGTCTTCTCCTTCATATCATGAAGTATCGAATGAATTGTTGTCTCAATCCATCTGTTAACATCACCGATGTTGTTATCAATAAAGGTTCTTGTCTCAAGTGAGAGTGCCTGCAGCACTTTGTCTTTGGCAATGCCAAGTGCCTCTTTTGCAGCGGCCTCATTGAATTGCCCGCTCTTCTTCAGCCCGTCGACATACTCCTGCTGCGTCGCTTTAACAGCATCCGTCACGGCTGCCGTGGCGGCCGTGAGGTAGTGTGCAAAGCGTTGGTTCCGAATCTTCGCATTGATTAACGCAATAAGGCGCTCGGAAATCCATGTCACGAGAGCGAGTATTACTGTCGAGGCGATTGAAATCAAAATATCTTTCATACTTTTACCCAGTCGACCTTGGAAAGATCAATTTGGAAAGCTGGACGAACATCAATCATAACATCGACAGAGAAACTGCTCAAGTAGCCGCTACTGCCAGAGGCAATGGACGCACTGTAAGAGTTCGAAGAGCTTGCGGAACGTAGCCAGATATATTTATCACCCGGTGATGCTGTTACATTCCAAAACATTTTCCAAACATTAACGTCTGTTAAAGTAGTATTAGATATGCTCATAGAAGTAATACATTCCAGATAATCTAATACCTCTTGTACAGATAAACAATAGCAATGTCGTGTGATAGATGTATCATAAACCGCATTAGAAAGTGTTAAATAATAAGTCGATGAACCGTATTTTCCGGTATAATGTGATTCTGTTGGAACAGCGGCATTCCTTGCCCATTCATCTTGTGTAAACGCCTTATCAACAATAGCCGCTTTCATCGCTGCAGATAATCTACTGTAGAATGCATCATTACAATACGTATCGATATTCTTTCCTGCGTAAGTATTGTTATAACCAGATTCCGCGCTATCAAACTTAATTGTAGAAATTGCATCATACATACACAACACTTCTGCAACCGTTCCGCTTGTTTTCAGCACTCGATAGTTTTTCTTATCTATTGTAATGATGTCGCCTTTTTCCACTAATGGTACTACAGGCGGCATCCATTGGTTCGGCACAATCAGCGGGTAGCTTCCTCTATACGTTACCTTCCCAATGTCGGGATACGTGACATCAATTGCGCTCATCTCATATTCAAGGCGTCCGTTTGTTACAATAGCCATAATATCACCTCTTTACAAAGTTCCGGTCGCGCCGGTGTAAGTTTCAATAGTTCCTGTCACCTTGCCGGTGCTGACATACGCAGTCTCGGGCTTCAAGATGTCCTCTGCAGTTGCGGTTGCATCAGACGTATCGATGCCACCTTGAGCAGGCATTGCTTCGATAGCTTTGTATAATATGTCACCATCCGGGTAGCCAACCCGGATAGTGTCTTCGAGATAATCATATCTTGATCTTGGCATATGGATTATCACTCCTTAAAATCAATTTTAGAAAGATCAATTTGGAATGCTGGACGAACTGCATGAGCGTACTGAATACCTCCACTAGCAACATCGCCTGTTTGTCCAAAAGCAATAAATGCGTAGCCAGTATTGACTGTGTTGTACCCAGCTGAACGTAACCACGCATCTTGTGAATTAGCTGTGGTCTTATTCCAAAACATCTTCCAAACATTAAGAGCTGTAAGAGTAGTATTGCTGACTGTCATATCTGTCGTTACTTCAAGATAGTCAATAACATCTTGTACAGACAAGACATAACAATTTCTTGAAATACTATCTCCTTTAGCAGCATTTGTCAATGCGATTCGATATTGCTTCGATGAACTATCAACTGCTTGATAAATTTTTGTACCTGTTATACTAGAACTTCCTTTCGCATAAGACCATTCGTCTTGCGTAAAGGTCTTTTCGACAATAGCAGCTTTCATAGTAGCTGATAATGTGCCATAAAACGTCTCATTACAATATACGTCTAATGAGTTATCAGCATACACGTTAGCAACTCCATTATGAGCATCAAACTTTTGTGAAGTAGTAGTATCATACATACACATTACTTCTGCAATATTTTTGTTGACTTTCAACACTCGGTATTGCTTTGCATCAAGCGTTATCAAATCACCTTTAACAGGCATTTTTCCAGGTTGGGGCGGAGGCTTAGGAGGAGTCCAGTTATTCGGAACGATAACGGGGACGGAACCAAAATATGTCTCCTTATGGTTTTCCGGGTATGTCACATCGATTTGACCGACCTCATATTCAAGGCGGTGATTTCTAATAATTGCCATAATGTATTACTCCTTATAGTGGGATTCTTTCCAGCGTTCGAGTGCGCTGATGCGAATCTCGTACTGGGAAATAACATTATCGTGCCTGTTAAAGGATTGTGTCAGACCTTGGAGCGTCGCATTCATTTCATCAACCCGTTGACGGGTATGCTTCACGTCATCTCGCAGTTCGGTCTGTTCTCGCACTTTCCGAGCATCTTCCTTCTTTGTCTGTTGTCTGAATGAGATAATTGTTATCGCGTAACAAATTAACGAAAAGGAGGCCATCACAATACTTAAAATATCCATACTTACCTCCTTTAAGTCGGGCGTGTAATATCGGTGAACGGCGTATCAAACAGCCGTGCTGTTTCAATAGCCACGTGAGTATAAAAAGATGAGATACTTGCCGTCGATGTTATTGTAAGCGATACTTGAGGTTTGGCATTAACTATCTCGGTAGATAATGTCATTCGAGCACTGACAGCTCCTGTTACTGTATATGCAAGAACAGTTTCTTGTGTGCTGGATGGAAACAATCCATAATAAATGTGCACGTCCGAGCTGCTTCCTGTATAAAAGGCAACCCGAATTAAGACAACGCTTTTTTTAGCCGCAACGTCAGAATATGTAGAATCTGACAAAACAAGCTTCATGTTAAACGTTGTTACGTCTCTTGTAATTGCAACCCATCCCGAGCCGTAGGACCCTCGCAATGTAGCGCCTTTACTCGGCAACTTAACAGTATCATTAAACGCCGCCCCGTTCTGGAACGTCGGGGCTGCTCCACCGGTACCGTAAACATTGGTGACTGTCAGGTTGGTGCCCGTAATATTTTTGCCGGAATACAATCCCGTATTGGTAATGCTCGTTACCTTAACCGCTTTTGCGTTAATATCACGTCCGGTAAAATCACCCGCACTTGAAATCTGTGCGGCTCCGCCTCCAATATCAAGAGAATCACCATATACGGTGCCGCTTGCTGTAACATCGCCTTCAGAAGAAACTTCGCCGCCGCTAACCTCACTCACTGCATGAATGGTGCTTGCATTAACGGTGTTACCGACCTCGACGCTCGATGCCGTAACTTTACCAGCACTCGAAATCCTTTCGACATTGCCAATTTTGAGTGACACTCCTGTTAACACACCACCCGCCGTAACGTCACCGGTTGTCTTGATTGAAGTAAAGCTCGGTGTCTTAATCGCCTCTGCAATAGCAGTTTCCGATGAATCAATCGTCTGAGTGGCATCAAATCCGAGTGCGTTCGCAAGTCCCGCGCAGACGAGTGTTGCCATACGAAGAGCTGCGTTGAAATCGCCGGCTTTGACAAAGCCGTTCGGTTGGAAACCCACCGTCGTAAGCCCGCTATATGTGTTTTGCAGCAGCTTTGTGGGGTCTGTTATTGCACCGTCACCGAGCCAAGGCTTAAAATTTGTGTTTGCCATATCTTAATCCTCCGCATCGCTTGCAACAATTCCGGCTTTCCGCTTCTCCCCGAGGTTCTTCATAACGTAATCATATCCGTAGTCAATCGGCTTATGCTGCACTTGATAATAATACATAATTACCGCGAGCAGCCTCTTAACAGGAATGTTGTATTCTTTGGCGAGCTTCTCCAAGTTCTTGCGCCGCTCGACTCCCAAAGTCTTAACGAACTCGGAGTAATCTTCAACCGGAAAGACCTTCCACTCATACCGTAGGAAGTTTCTCATGCCGGCGGGATTCTCGCCGAACAGTTCCTCCGCTTGCTCGCGACCGACTTTTGCAGTCTCGCGTTGCTGCCCTTCCGTCAGCACCCGTTGCTCCTTGAGCATCGACTCCTTCCAGCCCGCCTGTTTAGCAAGGTCAGTGGGCATCGATTTTCCGATCTGCCTCTTTGCTGGGTCATAGCGCTCTCTGAAGCCACGCCGGTCTGTCTCGGTCCAGTCAATTGCATAGTAGCTTGTAAACTCGTGCCGAGAAAGCAGGGTCAGCTGGTCACGGCTTGCATCGTAATACAGAATCTTGTCGCCGTAAACGCCATACACATCTTTATCGCCGGCGTCCATATGATTTCCGAATCTGCGGGCACGCTCCGGCTCAACACTGCCGAAGTCCTTCTGAGTAAACTTTGCAATCAGCGAAGCAAGCTCCTGCTCGGTGGTCTCGCCGTTCTTTAGCTGCTTGTTGATATCGGTCGAATATCGAATCTGTCCAGCATTGACAATACTCGCAACCGAATCTATAAATTTCTTATTGAGTCTCATATATCATACCTCTGTACTTCCATCGTAATCGGGAATATTGCCAGTCATTTTAATACCGGTCATGCCGAACGCTTCTTTACCGAGGCGAATGTCATCCTCAGTCGCAGCGTTCTTCAACTTGTCTCTTATAAACCGTTGGTACTTATCACCGGGAATCGGGTTCGATGTCACAACGAAGATCGACGGCACTGCTTTTGTTTTCAAGAGTGTCATGAGCGACGAGCCATAAGACGTCTGATTCCAGAACATCGCATCGGGGGTATCAAGCATTGTTTTGCTCAGGTCGTACTGTTTTCCGAACTCGCCGATGTTGGCGCTCTGCAACACACCTCTTGTTACGCCGCCACCGGCAATCTCTCCGAGAGTTGGTCCGGACGGAGCCTGCTGCTGTTGACCGATCAACGTCAGGTAATGAGCGATAGCGTAGCTCATCGCAAGCGGCCAATCTGCTCCGAAAATCGAGTAGAAAATTCTTTGGTTTACAAGAGTATAAATTCTTTCAAATCCTTTTTGTCCTTCAGGAGTGGCAATATATTTCGTAAATTGCGGCATCCAGAAGGTAAAATCATCGGCTGTAAATTCCGGATTTTTACGGTCCAGAGTAATTCCGACAATTGCCATTTATATCACCTCTCTTATTGAATCGCTGCCGAGATATCATATCCTTTCCGGAGTGCATCCAGCTTTTCAAGATGGTCGTGCTCGTCCTTCAGAATTTCCTCGTAAATGCTCTTTTCAATACCGTCTCCGGCATCGCGAATGGCATTGGTATAGAGCTCAATTGCTTCCTTCTCGGAAGCAATCAGAGCGTCGAGGTCTTTGAGTGAATCCCTTTGTTTTACGCGCCGACTATTGCCGGCGAGCCTCGCCGGGAGTACGACTTCAAAATTACACTCGTCACAACACTTGCCATCTTTGGCAACGGGCCATGGATTATTTCCATAGCCCGCGAACTCTCTGCCGCAGATAACGCACTCATTCTTTTTTGAATCTCGCATCAGCTGTTTTACAGAGTATTTCATATTTTACGTCCTTTCAGTAGGCCAATTTGTAGTAGCCGGGAATGTTACACGACCGACGGTCCATCCCCACGTTTGCATCGCTGCGGTATCGCCGAATACCTGAGACGGGATTCTGGTGATATAGCAATCTTCTGCACGAGCGACAGTGTCTGTTCCGGAGAACACCTCGATTTTGCAGCCGGGGAAATCGCCGTTCTCAAATACTTGTGCAAGCATCTGAAGCCGCACAACATCATCCGAAACTTGTCTCAGCTGCATCATCACGTTACCGGTACGGTTAAGGTTCTTGTTATGAACCCAGGAACCGGTCGGATCACCTTCGGTCGTCCAGGTGTCAGTGTTACGTTCGACGGTAATCTCGCCGACGAACGAACCGGTCTGTCCGTTGTTTCCGGGGCCGCCGATCGAAAGAACGGTTCCGCCGATATTTGCGCCGCCGACTGTCAGGTTAGCAGGGAGTGTAATCTTGACAAGATGGTCGGCAAGAGAATATCTGTTAATCATTGTTTAAGTCCTCCCTTAAAATACTTCGCCAGTCACAACAATCTTGCGAACACCGACTTGGTCGCCGTACAGAATGTAGACAGGCGGAATCTGGTGCTTCTCAATATTGTCCTGAGTAATCGGCCCGACATGAATCTTATAGCCATCAATCAGAAGAGTGTTCTCAGCAGCAATAAGTTTGCCGTCGATATACAGGTCAGGATCGGTCCAGGCCTTCTCGGTACTGATATATCCGTTGGTAACGAATCTATTCAACACTCTCGAGCAAGCAGCCTTAACAGAAGCGATACCGTTTGAATCAAGGCGAATCTTGCTGGTGAGTAGATTCAGAAGCTGATTCGTAAGCTCCTCTGTCAGAATAATCTGCATGAAATCATTTGTGATGCTTTGTCCGACGGTATCATCGCCGCCAAGCAGACGATAATCTCCTGCGAGATATGCAACACTGGTGCTTGTGTTGACCAATTGAGTAGAAATAGTATCTGCCGGAAAAGTGTTAAATCCTTTAACAGCGGTAAAAGCAACATCCTTTACAATATCTGCCAAATTGATATCGATAGATGTTAAATATGTGCATACAGCACCTGCAACATAAGGATTTGTACACAGAGCAAAAGAATCAGTATAGTCAGTTGCTGTCCAAGTACTATCTCCGGAAACAAATACTTTTTTCTGAATTCCCGTACCTTTTTTCAGTAAGTCGGTAAGACTATTTTTATTTCCATATATAATAACTTCATTGGTAGGCAAAGCATCATCACCAACAAACCAAGCATTGTTATTAAATTTGAGAGAGTTACTCAAATGAACCGATTTACCGTTATTAGCAATAAATGATTTCATAAAATTGCTTGTTGCAGGTTTTCCAACGATAACAGACAGGGGCTTCGGGTCATCAATTGTGCCAGTACCCGTAGATAAACCAGTATCACTATAATAACCAGCATCTGCAACCGGATCAATTACTACAACGGTGTCATAGGAAAGCCGATTTGTAGGCTTGATTCTTGTAATGTTTACATCAACAAAATCTCTGAGATCAATCATCGATGTTATCTCCTTTATACTTTAATTATGTTCACCGGCTCGGTAATTTGCTCAGCAAAGCCGGTTTCGGG